CTTTGGGTCATACGGTTCCGCCACAGCCACGGAAGAAGAGTTGAGGATGGGAGCGGCTAGGGCGCTAGGGATGGGCGAACTTGGCTCCAAAGAAGAGGCGTTACAGCGACGCGCCGAAGAAATGGAAGCCCGGCGAGGCGAGCGATGGGCTATGCAGGATTGGCAGCGGTCTCAAAGGGCCTCCGGTATTGTAGGAGATGCCACCGAAGATGAAATGGGAATTATCAGGGGCGCTGGAAGTGTGGCCGGGAGAGCGGAGGTTGTGGGAAACAACTACCTAGAACGAATGGCCGGTAGAAATTTAGGGCGAGCCATAGGCAGTGATATTGGTGGTGACGCAGGCGGTGTACTTGGAATGATTGGCGGCACGGGAGCCGGGGAACTGGCTGGCTGGCCGGTATTGGCTGCCTTGATCGCGGCTGAAGCTGGCATTTCCGCATATTCTGGCTATGAAGCAAACGTATCATCCCTGGAGAAAGCTTCAGGGCAGTCGATTGGCTCGTTTGCCCGCTCTGGAACGGTATTCGCCGGAATGCCAGCGCCCGGATATGTAGCGGGTCTGGCAGAATCCGCACATCACGGTTTTGGAAGATTCCTTTCCTCTGCCATAACCGGCCCGGGAACCGCCCTTCAAGCCGAGCAAACCGAGGTCATAAACTCGCTGGCGGCAGCCGGACTGCCGGCCGATGAATTGATGCGCGATACCACCAACCTGACTTATCTGGCGGGTCGAGCCAGAATGGATGCCAAGCCTGGGGCAGAAGCTATTTCCCGATATACGGAGTCTCTAAGGCCGGAATTCAGGCAGCAGGGCTACCGGGACATGGAAGAGTTCTATGAGGCGAGTTACAAGGCCAACGATGCCCGACGATACAACCCAACGGAACGAGCCGGCTTTCGTGGAGAAGCCGAGCAAGCACTCGGAAGATCGCAGGCGGATGAAACGAGCAGTTTACGCGCAGAAGTTGGGCTTCGTGATGATTTGTTACGAATACAATCCGGTGAGCGAGAGGGACGAGAACAATCAAGACAGGTCCGGGAAAGCGAAACACGGGTTATCGATGAGCAAATCCGGACGGAGCACATTCTGTCTGAGGCTCGCGAACGCGGGGCCGGAAGCACACAACAGCGGCTCGATTCCGAATTGGGATATATACAAAAAGTGGGGCAGGCTGAGAAGGATAAGCTTAATGTCACAGTGCGGGGCTACGTTGACGAATACAATCTGGCAAATCAGAAGCTTGGACAACTTCAAGAACTTCAGGCCACCGAAGATAAATCCTACGAAACAGGTCGCACGAAGGGTATGCAGCCCTATGGTCTTACGCCAGAGGGAAGAAAACTGGCCGAAGATGTTACGGAAGCGCAACTGGCCGCCGATGCTTCACTGCGAAATCTTAAGCAAGCGTACACTGACGCGGGAACATCGAGTCAGTCTATTGACGCGGGAACATCAGCCATGGGCGATTTGCAGCGCCAAAATAAGATTGAAGAAGAACGTCGCATAGCTCAACAGGTTTTTAGCTTCGATACGTCACTCTCCCGAGAACAACTCGAAACCCAGATTGCCGGCACGGAACGATTTGGGATGACACCCTCCCAACGTTTGCAGGCTCGCATGACAGGGCAACGCCAAGAAGCGGCCTTGGCGCGCGATCAGGCAAAACAGGCGGGCAGAAACGTGGGTGACACAACAACGCCGGAGGATTATAGATTCTGGTTAGAGAAAGCGCAGGCCCTTGCATCTTTATCCACCAGGGATTTATCGGAGTTACCCGGTGAGTCCGATCAGGAAGCCTTCCTTGCCGGTCGTCCCTACAGCGAAATATCCTCCGAACACTTCCGGCAACAGGCCATCCAGCAACAGATTGCAGTTGGTCGCTATAGAGAGCAGGCCGGCAGCAGTGGTATCCCCACACGGCGCATGGGTGACACAGTGCATTCCTCGGACTATCGAGGCATGGGTGAGCATCCATCCGGCGGGGGTTATCATGCGATGGGCGCTGGGAACCAGTTTGAGACGGTAATCACTTCCACCATCAGCGGCCTTCACGAATTTAACAAGGTGGTCCGGCAGGCCACGGACGCGCACAACCAGCCGGATTCCGGGCCGGTGGCAACCCTGCCATGGTGAACTGACATGGCACAGAGCTATGGATTCGGAGGAAAAACGGGGGGAGCAGAGAACGTTTATTTTCAGCATTTCGACATTCAGACGATCCCCGCTGTAATTCGAGAAACCACGGTGCCGGGAATTCAGGGGAAGATTTACAAGAAATTATCTCTTCAGTACATCCGCATCATCGAGACGGGACAATGCGGTAAAGATACTGCCAGTCTGACTGCGCTGTATTTTGGAAAGGGAAACCCCGCCACAACTCAGGCCGTGACGACACGACTTCAGGGTTCTTATTCAAACTGCTACAAGGTGGATGCCACGCTCGCGCCAGATCGCACCGGCGTACCCGAACCCAATTCCACCACGGGAGGCAGGGTCCGGTATCGAATCATCTGGGAAGTCACATCGCTGGCAACCGGAGCCCTGGGATCGTGAGCCATGGGTTTTGAATTCGAGCCCGACAGCTTGGTAGTAACGATTGGCGGTGTGCCATTCACCGTTATCAAAATACGTCGCTGGCATAACCAGTTGGGTTTTCGTCCCTCTCGAATAATTGCCCTTATAGCCGATCAAACACCCGGTAGCATCTCGCGCGGCACACTGGTAAATCAGCCAGCCACATTCACACTCAACGGCGTCCTGAAGTTCACCGGCACCTGCAAGAACGTCACCAAGTCACTACGCGGCAGAACCGTGGAAGTGCTGATTGCGGATGCACGGCATGATCTGAATGACATTTTTATCGGGCAACTACATCTCGGCACACCAAACACCGGGTCACAGCCAGCGAATGGACTACCGTTTCTTGGTGCCGATATTTGGTTCAATCGCCAAGGACTTCCAAATCTGGCATGGAGCTACTCGACACAACCCCCCATTGGTTCGGGTGCTTCCTACACCAACGGCGCTCCGATTCTGGACACCAACGGCAACCCCCAATTCTGCTACCAGCTTCCCGACGATGGCACCCAAGCTTCGGAGTGCTCCCCGAGCAACTGCGCCCTGTCACAGGCGAACTACTGGAACTATGGGTATCTGTTGGGCTGGATTCTGGCGAACTACGTCACCGCGATTCCATTTCCGTCCTACCTGTTGCCGTCGAACATCGCCAACTGGACAAACGACCTGCTCACACCCACAGAGCCGCTACGGTTGCTTGGTGTACCCGTTGGCTCTGCCCTTGAAGAGATCCTTGCCCGCACGATCACCAGTTGCGGACTGACACCGGCGGGTGCGCTGTACTTCTGGACGCGGCTTACCACGGCAACGGCGGTAGGAACGTATGGCCTTAACTTTGTCAGCGAAACCACCGACCTGTCCAATAGCAGCTACGAACTTACTATGCCGGAAGAATTTGAGGTACAAATCGGTTCTGAGGATGTCGTCACCGACATGGAAATCATCGGCGGTATGCAGGACCGGGAGATTTCCCCGGTGGGTGCGGGTAGCTCATGCGACTGGTATCCAGGAGCCAGCGGCAGCGGGTTGCCCTATGGAGATATTGAATTCACCATTGCGCCAATCTTCCCGCCACTCTACAGCTACGTCATTGGAGCCTACGAAGGAATCCGATGGTGGAGCAATTATGTTGGAGGAAGCCCGGCCCACACATTCGCGGGCGCAACCATTCGGTTCACCTTCCGGGCCGATCACTATGCCCTGCATTACGCGGGCAAGGACATGCGAAGGAAAGATTGGGGCAAGAGAATCAACGGATCGCTGATCGAGAAGCGCGACCAATGCAACAATTACGTCAACCCGCTCAACGAATGCGGTATCTACAACATCAGCACACACGAGCCGTTTGCCAGTCAATATCCGCTCGGCGTGAGCATTGACCAGGACCGGGCACAATTGTCCACCAAGCGCGTCGTGGACGTGTTCGGCAGATTGATAAGCCCCTACGATTCACCGCCCAGTGGAGGGGTGCTGCCATTTCGATTGGAGACGAGACAGCATGTGCTAGCGACAAACAACCCGGACAGCCTGCCAACGATCACGCGGGCGGTCATCCGGGATGAATTCATTCATCAGACGCGGGAATCTGTCCAGATGGTAGCCCCGGTGGACTTGACGATCACGATTGTAGGCAGCAGCGTCTCATGGGCGGTCAATGAAGCCATCGCTTTGCCGTCTGGATGGACAAGGAATTACGCCACGAGCGGCACGGGCTCTTACCCGATTGTGTTTACATGGACGACACCGGGCGGGCCGCTCACGAATACCAGCAATGGGACTGAAGTTGTCGTGGACGGCATCAGCCCGCTTTCACAGATTGCCTCGCTGGTTCAACCGGAACTAGGCCGGTTATCCAGCAAAGGGCGCATGAAGTTTCCAAGCTATGTATCGCTGCCGGTGGGAACCAAGATCACAGCGACCGGTGGAAACTACGAGCTTGTCGGGGACGAGTTTATCGTCGCCATGATGTATAATGGGGAAGAACAAAGTATCGAGTATCAATTCGCAAATTACTTGGGGCATGAAGCGGTTGAACTGGCTCACAGCTTTGTCGATCAACGTCATTTTCGGCGTGGAGCATGATGGACAGCTACACCGCATACTGGCTTCGGAACGGGTATCAGGCGGATGCAGACCGTTTCAATCAGGATTTCCGTAGACCGCAGACCAGCGACGGCGCGGCATTGTCAGTACCTTTGGGCGACTTTTGCTCGGTCAAGATCACCGGCACGTCGCCAGCCAGCGGTGTAGGTGGCCCACCGACAACGTACTCTTACACCATTATCGACCTCAACGGCATCTATGGGACGTTTGTAGCCACAGTCAATCCCCAGCTACGCAATCCCTCCAAGCGGTATGCGCCGTTCATAATCGGTAGCACGGTCATCTGGAACGTCATCACCGGGTATATCGAGACACCGGAGTTGGATGCCAGTGCCACAAAATTTGCCGTGGTACTCGCCAAAGTCGGAGGCAGCGCGGGAAGTAACTCGGCGTATTGCACATTCACTTATCAGGTATCGGATTATTGGGGAAACCCGATTGGCGGAAGCAACGTGACGGCCATACAACCAGATTTCAGCCCGGCCCGTATGGTCATGTGTCCGTGCAATGCCGCTACTCTGGGCGATGGCTGGTACGATGCCACGAACGGGTTTCACTTTGTTGCTTATGAGACACAGCAGCAATGCGCCGGGAGTTGTTCGTGAGCGATGGCATCAACGTGGCATCCGGCGGCATAGTGACGGACTCGGCCACGGGGAAGATTTTGGTGGGGGGTGCCATATTGCCATGCGATTCTTTATGCTCGGGTTCCCAGCCGTCAGCCCTAATCTCCATAACGGGGACTTGCGATGCGATATGTGCAGTTGGTGGTATATTTACATTTAGTGGTGCCGCACCCAGCTTTGATGGTAGGGGATGCCTGTGGTTTTGGGATAATGCATACATTGAGTTAGTAGTAAATTATTGCACCCCTACCGCGCAATGGGGTGCATATATAGAACAAACTTCGCCCCTAGTGTACGCACTATTTGGGGGGAATATTTTGTGCAATGGAGGATTTAATCTAGGCACAATAGTTTCTGGAGTGGAATGTAATGTTGGAAACCACGTCAACGGAACATTTACCCTTCCGGGCATAAATAATGGCATAGGATTGAACTGCTCCGGTTGCATGGCCTCGGTCACGGTGGGACCATGATATCCGACTTCCCCAACTCCTACCACTGCCAAAGTAGGGTGCATTGCCAGACCTGCCTGACGAATGCCGATTGGCGCAAGAATGTCAGCGCACCGGATACTTGCCCATGGGGTGTGACATTGGAGAATCATGCGGAGAAGTTGAGGGAAGCGCAGTCTCGCGCAGCGGCTCCCCCGCCACCGCCTAATCCACCATCCCTGAAACAACCGGGTGACCTTCTGGCTTTTGTCATCCATGAGGTCACGGAAGAATTCATGTGCGGTGGGTGTGACCAGAGACGCAAACTGATGAACGGTTGGGGATGGATGGGCTGTATGCAGAACGTCTCCACGATCTATGGCTGGCTCAAGGTCGAGTGCGAGAAGCGGAAACTGGATGTGAAGAAGCTCAAGATTCTTGAGGCGCTGGTGAAGGCCATCAGGACCGGGCGGGAATCGGAGACTGCAAATCCTGTTGACAATACGCCCGCACAGGGGTAAAGAACCACAAAACAATCAGTTGCAGTATCCGGTCACGAGCGCGACGGCCCGGTCTGCGAACAAGGAGAATGTCAGACATGAAACGCAGAATCATAGCCGCCGCGCTCGCAATCGTCACCGCCGGTATCCTCATTACCGCCTCCCGCTGGTCCGAGCAATCGGCCAAGGCTCAGGCTGACCCCACCAACATCAGCAATCAGGTGTCCGGTGCCGTGTCCATCATCACCGACACAAATAACGTGAAGTGGGAATATCTGCCGGGCGGAATTTTCAAGCTCGCCTCCGTCTACGGCACCGGCATGTACTTCTCGCCAACGAACAAGTTGTACTTTGGCACCGCGAACGTTGGTTCCGTCAGCGCCCTGGGTCTGTACTACATCGGTGTCACGAACTTCCCGCCGGGCACCAATGGCGTTGTAGCCGGTATCACGAATCCATTGTCTATTTTCGCCTCTGGGGGTACGGCGACCGGTATTGGGTTAAACACCAACACCTTCGAGCAATGGGTTGCCACAAACAAATTCTGGCTGATTACCGGCAACACGACGAACGCGCTTTATCCCGTGCTTTCCGGTGGCGGAAGCCTCTAGCCGTCCGAAAGGAGGCTAGACCGTGCTGATCTACCCGGACTGGAATTCCGAGAATTTCTACATCTCGCCGACGAGCACCACGTCGCCGGGGTCTCTGACTGTCAACCAGAACGATCTGGGGGTGCCGATCTCCCTGCAATTCAGCAATGGCGGGAACGGCATCTATACGCCACCGGCGGGCATCAGCGTGCAGGTTGTAATCGTAGACAAGCCCAGCGGAACCGGGCCTCCTCCAAACCCAAACCAACTCGCCCTGACGAACCTAACGCTTCAGGGGGATGGCATTACATTCCTAGGGGTACTCAACTGCAATACCCCGCAGATGGCGACATTCATTTCCACGAATCTGTCTGCCACCGGGTTCGTTTGCGTGCTGGCTACATGGGTAGCCGGTGGAGTGACGTATCAGTTTGAGCGCCAGATTTCCTGTCTCTGTATCGCGCATGGTGACGTAAGCGGGGCACCGCCGCCGTCAACCATCCCGAGCGGCACAGCCATGATATTCAATTCCACCACGGGCCGGTATGAGTGGTATATCAACGGCACGCTGGCCGGCTGGCTTGGCGCCACCGGATTTGGATCTCCGTAGGACACACCATGAAAACACGCCTATCAATCCTGTTGATTATCCTTTGGTCGGCATCCGTTTTTGGAGCCGACTTCCTGCATGTCAATGTGGGCTCGATCACTGCGTTTCAGGCCATCAGTATCGTCACTGGACAAGTGGCCACGATAAGCCTGACCATAACGAATCCCGCGCCCACCAACGGCACTTTGACCGTGAACGGGTTTCAGTTGCAGTGGACCAACTCCCCGGTACGAGGGAACCAGATGCAGTTGACCAATACCGTCAATCAAGGGGCAATCAATCTGTTCAATGCCATCACCAATTCCCTCAATCAGAGCTTTGGTCTGGCTTCCTCCCCGGCTTCGTTCAACGCCACCATCAGCAGCGCCACGGTGAGCATGAGTGTTTCCAACGGGTATTCCCTCATCGTCAGCAATGACTGGTCTACATGGGCTACATTTGGAACTGTCACTAATTCAGGGGGAACGGTTCCGGTCGGAGGCTCCGGCACAACCATCGTCAACAACATCACGCAGACGGGTTCGGGTGGGGTGACCAATGGCGATGCCAGTCTCATCATCACGAATCTGGCCTTGGGTGCGCCCAGTTTCTACACCGGCAAAGTGGCCTACGCATCCATTCCCTACCTGCAATCCATAGGGATCGTCCCGACGAATGCGACCTTAGCGGCGCTGGCGAATGGTAACGCCAACGGTCTCACGAACATAGTGCAAACTATTCACCCAAGCTCCACGGTGGGAGTCACCGGCCCGGACGCCCAGAACGGTTATACGTTTACAGCCAGCGCCACACCGGGGGTTATCACGAACGGCCAATCCGGGGTGACCAAGTTGACCGCGTTGACGCTGCTGAATGGGCTGTTATTCGACTCCGGTCAAAACCTCATCATCAGCAACGATACTCTCTGGTCAGCGGCATTAAGCTCTCCCATAGCAAACTTCGGTTCCAAAAACGGAAACGCGGGCAGCTTTAACTATGAGAACTCACTCGTGTTTAATGAGGGAACAAACGTCGCATGGGTATTCTACGACAAGAACGGCGCTCTCACACCCGCCAATCAACTGGTGGACTCGAATGAGTTGGTGCAACTTGGGGTGTTCAATTCCGTTACGGGCGGCGTCGGTCTTGCGGGCGCGACGGTGACTGTTGTAAGCAATGTACTGGAAGTCGGGTTGAACGCTTTCGGGGGCGGCCCAATCCAGACCACGAATCTGTCTTTCTTTGCCGGACTCCATGACGGCTCTACGAATTCGCAGTTGATAAACGTCATTGGCAATCTTGAGAAGGTTGTGACGAACACGACAGGATTAAGCGCGTCTCCCGTGACCTATGTATTCTCCAATGAGCCACCGTCTACGTTATCCGAAGAGCTTTATCTGTATGCCCCGGTAAGTCCTACAAATAATGTGGTGGTGAACTTCGTATTTGCTGGCAACGTGAGTGGCTGGACATTCAAAGGGCCGGGCAGCAACGGGTTCACCTTGGCTCAGGGTAGCACGATGTATCTGCCGATTCATGTAGACGGCCCGGTTCAGCAGATGTACATCCCGATTCCTACGTCAGCAACGCCGGTCACCAATTCAACCGTGGCTTTTGGAACCGGGTTCACGTTGACACAAGGCGGTACGGGACAGGTCGGAAACACCTACTTTCCCACGAGCATCGTCAGCGCGGTCACTCAGTCCGCTATTGGCTCAAACGGCGTTCTCGTGGCTGCCACCAGCCCGACAACGACGGTGTTCTCCGCTGATACCTCAGGCACTAGTCCAATAGTTTCGACAGGGGCATTGGCTTCGGCCATCAGCACGAACGCCGGAGCATTGAGCGGGGTCGCAACGACTAATCTGGTGGCGGGTTCGACGAACACCACGGGTTCGGCAGTATTCGGGACTGTGGGTGCAGTGACAATCGGGGGTGTTCCATTTGCTGAGATAACTTCCGCGATTGCAACGGGTTTCGCTTCAGCGTCTTTAACGGGAGTGTTCAATCAAGTTTCGGGAGTATTTCCCGGAGTATTGTCTGCGTTGCTTGGAGTCAAAGAAAAATCACCAGCAACGTACTGGTGGCTATTGCAGGGAGCCGGGTCAAATTATAATACGTTTGTGATATCCGGCTCTGAACTTACAAATGTTGGTGGTTTTGCCGCTGTTGTTGCCGCTACCTATACGAATGGATGGCTTTTTACGTCCACCAACGGAGTTGGCCCGAACGCCACTTGGTACACCAATAATGCCAACGCGCTTGGTGCGGCGGTGGCGGGGGAATTTGAGACAACGGGCACATCATCAGCAACCAACTCCCTGACCTTCGCCAACAATACCAGCATCACCAATCTGCTGCCGAGCCTTCCAATTGGTTGCTCCATCTGGCGTAATGGCCAGACGTTGCTATTTAGCAACAACATAACGGCTTGGACGAACTCGCTTACGACTGGGGATGTAGGCTACGTGAACGGTGGGACTTACACCCTCACGAATACCATCCTGACTTTTGATGGATTGACCGGGGTGGTCGTGAATTCTTATCAGCCGCAGATATTTTCGTATTGGAATTCCTCCGCATCCGCCATCGGTGAAGCCATGTCGTTCCAGAACTGCACTAATCTGCAAGTTAACGGCGACTGGAACATACAGGCGATTTTCCTTTCCGGGTATAACACCAATTTAAACTCGCAGCTTTTTGGGATAGCCTATTCTCAGTGGGTCTACATCAACGGGATGCATGCGCAGATTCAGATGAACGAGCAGCCCGCGCCGTCAAAGGTAAAAGCCATCCCGATTGTGAGTGGAAACCAGAATATCTACATCAACAATTGCAAGATTGGTAATGTCGAAAATTATTCCGGCGGAGAGACGCAACAGATTGCCAGCATCGGCGCGTTCCACGGAAACGCCATCGCGGCCAACTACACCATTGTGCTTAATGGCTGCTACTTTTATGGCGATGCGTGGGATTTGGGCATCAACAATCAGGGGGACAACGCATCTATAGCCTGTTCGACGGGCATCCCGTTTGCTGTCAACTCGTGGGCTCTTTCCAATCCAAATGCTAACGGAGTGAGTGGCACGAATGGCGATTCGTATACAGTGATTTTTGGCGGGTTTGAAACCAACGAGAATATGAGCTACTACCTGCCGGGGACTCGGGCGGACACGTTGCAGACGGTCACGAATGCGGTGAAGAGCGTGCCACCCGATTGGAATCTGCTGAGAAACCTGACCGGCTCCAATGACTGGCAGGCAACTATTCCTACGCCAGCGGGGACGAATTACAATTCACATATTTATGGAGCCAGCGGACTCCTCTAATGCGCCTGCACTTATCCATCCTCGCCCTCTGCGCTCTCTGCCTGTCTGCCTGTGCTCAAGTGCAGATGACAGGCTGGATACCTCTTCCACCTCCGCAGATGCCGCTGTCCATCGGTCAGTATCCTTGGTACGGGGCATCAGCGAGCTGGGATGGTCAGGATTCCGGCGGACTACCCGGTTCGGCACAGGACACATTCGGGCAATATCTCTACTGGCCAACCTGGGGATTCGGAAGCATGTATGGGACATTCGGGTACTCGGGTGCACTGGCTAATACGTCTTTGGCATGGTCACAAATCCAGCCCAATGGATCGAACACATTCGAGGGGGCGAGCGGGGCGGACTCTCAGATGGTGTGGGGCTGCAAGTTTAACATGCAACTTGGCGTCGTCTGGGTGTGTTCGGCATACACGAACAATCCTTTGGCCGACCCGGCGTGGGCTACCAATCTGGACACCAACCACTACGCGGCGGCGCTGGCAAATTTCGTAGAGTGGTTTGTAGCGAGGTACTCGACGGGTGCATATCACACCGTTACCGGGAACGGAGTCACGAATGGGCTGGCGTGGGTCGTGGTACGCAATGAGCCGTTTGCAGCCACGAACCAGCCGGTATCGGTGGGGCCATCAGCCGGTACGTTCTCGGAAGCGTTCCAGATGCAGATTTACCGCGCGTGCCAGGGAGCGCGGACAAACGGTGTGCAACTCGCTTGGGGAGATTTTACCGGGCCTGCCACGAACCAGATGACCGACTTGGTTGCACTTGGTATTTTGACGAACGCGGATTGCATGAACGTGCATCTGTATGCCCCGGCGGATTTAGACCCGCTCGTGGCCATGGTGGACTTCTGCCCAACCAGTTGTCCATCCGGTTGGTATCCAGGGAACATTTATCAATACCTGAATTACGTCTACACGATTATTCCCAGCAACATGCCGGTGCGGATTGATGAATTTGGAACATCATACGCCAACAACACCGGAGTCCCACCTCAACGACTCGCCAAGGAGATGATCATGGCGCGCGCGGGTGGAGCGACGAGCTTCAACTTCAATCCCGGTGGCGTGCCGTACCTGTACACCTATACCGGGAGCTTCTCAAATGAGGTTTTCTACCCGACCACCGAACAACGAGCGGCGTCCTACACGGCGGCGTGGATCGGCAACAAGACGGCATCCGGCGTCGTCACCAACGGCAATGTATGGGCGTTCTCCTTTGGGTCCGGGTCAAACGAGATCACGTTCGCCTGTACGAAAGAGGGAACCACACAACAGGTCGCACTGAATTCCTATACGCAGGCGACGGACATCTACTCGAACGTCTTGGGTATCGGAATCGTAACGGTGTTGACCCCGAACATCACGGTGCTGATGGGGGGCGGATACATTTTGTTCTAACGGGTGAACATCTCTTTTTAACGCTAAGGAAAAAATGGGCGACGGAGAAAAGAACAACATCACGCTTAAATGGGCGCTCGGTATAGCGTGTTCCATCATCGCCGCGCTCATAGCGGCTCTGGCGATTGTCATTTGGGGAATGCTCACCGATTGTCGCACGGACATTGAAAAGAACAGTGAGCAGGTCACGAACGCCGTGAAAGACATAGCCTCTCTCAGGCTGGAAATGGCCAACACCCTCGCCACGAAAGCCGACGTGAAAGAACTTGGCGAAAAGGTTGACCATGTTGCCGAGAATCAAAACTTAGTTGCATTGCAACTCGCCGCACATCAGGCCACCGACAAGCCGGAACCAAGGCCAAGATGATTCGCTGTTATCTCATCATCGCCTTCGCGCCTGCAACTCAACCGGAGACCCCATGAGATGCCTCAGAACCGCCATCCTCTTCGCCGTCTTGTTGATTGGGTTCGCAGCTTGTGTGAACGGTCAAACCAACGCCATCCAGATAGCAACATCGCCCAAAGGCCCATGGGTCACGGTGACGAACACTATTGGGCCATCGGGATTCGTGAGGATCGGAAACAGCCAAGGGATTCAATGGGGAGCAGCAACCACCAACTCAGGTAGCCTAATCATGTCGAACAAAACCGCCTTCTTCAACATCCCTCTCGATCTGACCTCGTACTCCACGGCGGTCAAGACGCTCGCGGCAGGCGCGTCCATGAGCTTTATGCTATCGCTCTCAGCGCCGGGTCAGACCAATTTCACGGTACAGTTTCCGCCGGGGACGGTCATCACCACGAACGTTGTGAGCACCGGGGGGAATACCAATCTGACAGGGCAAGGGTATTACATTGACTACGTTGGCGGATCAGACTCGCTGGCGGGTACGAACATCGCCACGGCGTGGAAGCATTGTCCGGGCGATCCGAAGGCGACTGAAACAGCCAGCAATGCGACTTTGACCGCCGGAAATGTCGTCTATTTCAAAGGCGGCGAAAACTACGTTTTAACGGCTCCCAACATCGGCAGCGCGGAGACAGCCGGTATTGCGGTCAAGTGGAGTGGCACGACGGGAAATCCGATAACGTACACCAGCACCAACGCTTGGGGGATCACCACCAACCGAGCGGTCATCACCGACAATTATGGCAGTAACATGCTGGCCGCTTTTTATTCTCCAAACGGTTTTAGCAACATCGTATTCAACAATCTGGAGATTGGGCCGGTAGGTGGTACGATCACAAATATCGAGGTCAGCACAGGCTCGCCCCTCAATCCATCCTGGGGTATTGACTGCCCGGTCGGTCAGACCAACGTGACGGTCGAGAATTGCTACTTCCACAACATCGGTTACGCCGGGGAGTGCTACAGCCCGCAGGGAGCTTGTTACACAGCCAAAGACTTCCTGAATATCATTGTCAGCAACGACGTGTTCACCTTCGCTCCTACCGCCTTGGAATTGGGAACCGTTCAAGGCTCGTCAAATATCACGGTCGTAGCCTGCCAATTCCTTTGGTCATTCAATTGGACAATCGACATGCCGATTTCATCGCCCGACGGTGTATTCTCGCCTTACCGAGACGCCTACTTCATCCACAACAATACGTTCTATAATACGGAAGTTGTGACCGGAACATGGGGGCCGAGCACCAACTGTGCGGAGTCTGGTAACTGGCACTCCAATGCGATCTACTCCAGGGGTTCCCCAAGCGCGGCGGCTGGTGGAAGTGCTAACCCGTTTCTTGAGGGAAGCAACATGGACGTGTATGCCAATACGTTCTATGCCGACAACGGGAACGTGGACGGTGGACTAGCTTCTGGTGTCATCCATTGTACCGGCTCGACCAGCTTGAACATTTACAACAACTTGCTGGTGGATAATTCCGTGTCGGACGGCTACTTATACGATTCCATCGACGGATACACGGTTACGAACCACTATTTCAGGGTGATCAACAATACCGTCGTCGAGTGGTACAACCCGATGATATTCCAGACGGTGGGAGATCCCGGACAGACCGCGCCGCCGCAACCGTTCAACTTTGAATGCCTCGGCCCGTCACAGCGCACATTCACAGCCAACAACATTGTGTACGAGCAGGAAGCGCCACCAGACGACCTGATGAGCGCCGGGTTCACCAATGCTCCTCCGGGCGGAACGAACTCGCTGGCATTCGACCACGATGATTTCTACAATGTTAGCAACACGCCATCGTCGTATCTATACTTCAACGGCTCGGCCAATCCTCCGGGCATAGGAGGCCCAATGAATCTGGGTTCGTTGCAAGCCAACGGGTGGGAAACACATGGCACGAACCTAAACCCGGGTTTTGTATCAGTGACATATGGCCCGAACCAGACAAACACGATCCTGAACAACTATCAGGTGTCGCCAAGCTCGTCTATTTATGGGAATGGGTCTAATCTGACCACGGCTTTCTCATGGCTTCCGGGCATCACGGTCACGCGGGGTGGCACGAACCGACCGAGTACAGGATCGAACGGATGGATGGGGAGCGATTAACTTTGCCGCGCGTATGGTCTTGCGGGGTGAACGAGGGACGGCCTTGTCCGACTTGACAGCGTGCGGCATTTAACTGGAGGATGAGAAGATGAAACGATTACACAGTCTTATCGAACGATTGCCCACACTGATACTGATGGTTGCGGCGTTCGTATTTATTTGGCATGCCGTCGTGTGGGCGCAGGTGACAAGCAGCGTCGCGGTCGCCACAGTGCCAATTTCCGCGCCGCCGGTGGCCGCTGTGAGCACGAACTTCACTTTCACGGTGCCGAGCTTCACCTTTACCGTCTCTTGGCATTGGTTGGTCGTCCTTTGGAATCTCGCCACAACGTACTGGCCTGCCATCGCCGGTCTGGTCGTATTGTATGGCCCGAAGATTTTGGACGGCTACGAGGCGAAGTACCCGTGGCTTTCGCCAATCGTGATGATTCTTGAAAACTTGAAGGGCGTCCAGAATGTAACACCGTTGGCCCAACGAGGAGCGAATGCCAAAAAGACCGTTCAAGCGGATACAACTGCTGCCCCTGTGTTGCCTCCTGCTGTTCCTGTTGTCAAGTAGCGGTTGTCAGACAGCAAAGTCGATGCTACCGAACGGATGGAACACGACCGTTGAAACGGACGGACATGCGAGGCCAGAGTTTTATATGGGTGTTAGCGGCTCTCTGCCTGCTTGGAAGTAGCTGTCTTCAGGACAGCCACCGGATACGGGCCGATGTGGATGCTGTGAGCACGAATGCGATACTTGGTATTTGGGATTGCGACAAGGCCGTATGGTGCGCGGTATCGCAAATGACGAATAGCGTGGACAGGCTGGTACAGAATCACCTGACGCAGAGCGAACAGCGCCAGAAGTATTACCTCGGTGGATTGGCTGCGCTCGTGGCAATTCTGTGGACGTTCGAGAAGCAGTTAAAGAGAAATGGCCTGAAGCTGTTTCGATGGTCAACAAGAAGGAGTAAGTAACATGTGGGCAAGAATCTTCGCAAACAAGTTCGTTGTATTCGTATTGATCGTCATCGTGGTCGTAGCCCTGTGCTGGCTGGTCGGCCTCCGGTTCCATTTTGAGGCTGGCGCTGGCGGGATTGACCTTGGTATCCTCCACAACAAGTAAACCGAAAGGAGAATGCGGATGATGCAGGTAATTCCGGGTTCTAAGAAAACGTGGCGTTGTAGCTGCGGCGAGTGGCTAGACCCATATTCTTGGGATTGGAAGTACAATGGCGAGAACTGGGAGCACTGTCACAGAACAGAACAGTGGCATGTCACCAAGTTGGAGTTGAAACCAAATCAAACTCTTGGTACACCACTTCCGAAAAACCGTAATGCAGTGTTACGAAGCGCACTAACCAAAAAGGAGAAACAGAAATGAAGTGGATTGAAATTGTCGTGTGGCTTTGTGTGGTAGTGTTGAGTTTGAAAGAACTGCTATGTGTGAAAATATCTTTGAAGCATTTGCTCCAGCGGCGGGCAATGCGACAAAAGCACCTGAAGGACGGCCTCCTCATCGCCCTGTTACTGGTCACACTCGGGATTGGCAAGTCGTATGGGCAGACCAATACACCGCCAGCAACCAACCCAGCCCCTACTGGCATTGACGCCATCATCGCCGGAGCCGAGTCAGGCGCAACGAACTGGGTGTTTGCAGTGGATGGCCTCTACGCGCCCCACGCGGCCAGCGGCAGTCAGTTTGGAGGTATCGCCATGCTTGGATACGCCGTCAGCCCACAAGTGATCGTCGGGGTGCACGCTGAATATCTCAACGACCTTCCGACCTACGGGGGTGGACAACTGACGTTGCAACTACCGACTCATCCGCTCATCGGTTATGCCAGCAAACTACCGGCATGGCTAGCCAACGTCAGCGCGACGCCTTGGGGCTTTGTAGGCTCTGGTGTTGGCTTTGGGAAGGAGAGCACCAAGATCGTCGGGGAAGCAGCGGCAGGCCTCGCCTTGGGTCTCTACAAGGACAAGACGGATACATTCGAGTTCGGCCTGAATGCCGGTATCGGCAAACGTACTGACATCTCCGGAGAGGTCTACGTGGGCGGTCTGGATTTCAAGGTCAATCTGTAGTCGCATCGAAGCGAACACGGTTAAACCAAAATCAAAAAAGCGCCGTGGGGTCAGTCCAATAGGGCTGGCCCCGCTTCGTCTCTAGTGCGTAATTACGCACTTTTCGATTTTGTCTAAAATAGTTGTTGACTCCGTTTCAGCCGGGTCATATAGTCGGGTCATGCCTGCCAAAGCAATTCGGGTGACGGTAATCCAGTGTTACTGTCTACGCTGCGAACATCACTGGACAACTCAACGCAACGTCAGACCAACCGTCTGCCCCAACTGTCATAGTCCATACTGGAACAAGCCCAAAAAGGAGAAGAAGCCATGAGCCGAAGCAATCCTACTAGCAACAGCCCAAATCCCTGTACTCGATGGTTTGAGTGGGATGGCACGAAAGGCGTGCCGGGCTACTACGACAAGACCGAAAAGAAATACGTGGAATTGCCCGCTGATTTGACGTTCATCCTGCTGGATCGGCTCGGTTCGATACGTGGCTGGCACGAGAAGTCCCAGAGCATTATCTATTCCAACGAAGTCCGGGACACTCGACAGGAACCGTTCGTTGTCAAATCATTCAAGGGGGGATTGCTGGCCGAGGGCATCTACGCCGGCATCAAAGACAGGGTGAACGCCCACGGTGGAGATTTTACTCTGAACTGTTATCTGGCTTACAAGAACGCTGAGGGCCAACTTGTGCTTGGGTCTATCCAGTTTAAGGGTGCGGCCCTGAGAGCCTGGATGGACTTCGAGAAGGCCAGCGGAGCCGACCTTTACAAGAAGGCCGTGCGGATCAAGGGGAGCAAGGACGGAAAGAAGGGCGCCGTTGAATTCAAGACGCCGTGTTTCTTCTTGGTGGATTGCGCCGAAGATACGAACAAACAGGCCGTCGCAATTGACGTAGAGTTGCAGGCGTACCTGAAAGGTTATTTCTCGCGTCCAAAAGTCGAGGCCGCTTCGCATACTCACGAGGAAGCTGCGTCGTCGAAGCCACCGACTGATGAGGAAGCAGCGCAGGGCGCACCAGCCGAAGAAGAGGAGCAAATTCCTTTCTGACCATGTTTGACGCCGACGACATCGCCAAGATTCGGGCCGAGCTAGAGAGCGCGGAGTCAGAAGTAAAGAAACGACTCCACGCTCTCAGCAAAGCCCGGCAGATTGCCCAAGAGAAGTTTGTCGAGGTACGACTCAAGGCGATCAAAGCGAAGTATTACAAACTGGAACGAGAGACCAAGAAATCTCAGGCTGACGCCGATGAATTCGCCAGGACGAACCCGGAGTATTTGAAAGAGATCGAGCAAGAGAAACGGGACTATGAACGGGCGCGGGAACTGATTGACGAATGGGCGTACTGGTCTGCGAGGGTTGAAACACGAAGGAGTTTACTTTCAATGGCGAAACAGGCAATGGGGTTCAGATGAGCGATTACCCGATACGCTGGACGCAATCCGAAGCTGTTGACCTGTGCAAAAAGATCGAATCCATCTGCCCGGAGTTTGGGTGTCATGTCGCGCTGACCGGAGGACTTCTCTACAAAGAGGGAACGCGAAAAGACTGCGACATCCTGTTTTATCGAATTCGACAGGTGAAAGAGATCAACCTGGAGGCTTTGTGGCAAGCCCTGAAACAAATTGGATTTGAGAAGGTGTCGGGATTTGGATGGTGTTACAAGGCGGTTTACCAAGGGAAGGCCGTTGACTGTTTTTTCCCGGAGGAACAAGAAGGCGATTACAAACCACATGATTAACAAACGCATCGACCAGCTTGAAGACGGCGAGACCTGTCTGGTCGAAAAGACAATCCGGGCTTGGTCTCATCCACCGGAAGGCAGGAAGGCGTTCCGCGTGGAATTCGAGAATGACGGACGAATGTACTACACACAAAAAGCGATCAACCTGTACCAGACCGGCCAGAAAGTGTCGTGCACAGTCCGGGCATCGGACTACAACGGGACATTGTATTACTGGCTGGATGACATCGAGAAGGTTCAAGCGGAGGAATTGCCACTATGATTGAAGTTACCACACAGATGGAATTTGATGCAGCCGTTAAGGCCGGCCATTTGGAAATACGAATTATTGCCAGTGCGCATTTGTGGATTACAGTTTCCACTCCAAGCAACGTAAACGTCGAGGCGCGGGGAAGCTCGCACGTCGAGGCGTGGGAAAGCTCGCACGTCGTGGCGTGGGGAAGCTCGCACGTCGAGGCGTGGGGAAGCTCGCACGTCGAGGCGCGGGGAAGCTCGCACGTCGAGGCGTGGGAAAGCTCGCACGTCGAGGCGCGGGAAAGCTCGCACGTCGAGGCGCGGGAAAGCTCGCACGTCGAGGCGTGGGGAAGCTCGCACGTCGTGGCGTGGGGAAGCTCGCACGTCGAGGCGCGGGAAAGCTCGCACGTCGAGGCGTGGGAAAGCTCGCACGTCGAGGCGCGGGAAAGCTCGCACGTCGTGGCGTGGGAAAGCTCGCACGTCGTGGCGTGGGGAAATGTTTTCATTCGCCTTTTCTCAGCCGTAAAAGTCAAGTGTGCCGCCAGTGTCATTGTAATTGTACACGGATCGAATGAGGCAATCGAGGGAGGTCAAAAACACATCGCTGTTAAACCCAAGACAGCAAAAGAGTGGTGCTTGTTCTGGGGTGTAAAAGTTACGAAGTCAATCGCTGTCGTTTTCAAAGGGGTCAACAAAGATTGGGTTTCTCCAAAAGGCACAAGCTACAAACCGGGCACATCACCGGTAGCGCCGGATTGGGACGGTGGTAAAGTTGAGTGTGGCGGTGGCCTTCACTTCTCTCCGTGCCCTTCAATGACCTTGGAATTTAATGCTGCGGCTGAGAAATTTGTGGCATGTCCCATCAAGCTACAAGACATTGTAGTCCATCCGGACGGCTCATACCCACAGAAGATCAAGGCCAAAGGCGTAACCGGTGGAAAGTGTTACGAAGTTGATCGGGAAGGAAACAAAATATGATTCGCCCCATCAAACTCACGATCCACAACATCGGCCCGGTATCCGACATCGAATACCCGTTCAACAAATCCCTGATTTGCTTCTTTGGTGCAACGAGGCAGGGCAAGACCACCGCTACGAGTACAGCCATCAACCTCCTACGCGGAGGAGCGTTTCCACCGGACATCCTGAGACACGAGACCAAGGAAGGATTCGTAAAGCTGGACATCGAAGGCGGTTCTATTACACGCGAGTTCTACGTCGATCCCAAGGACGGATTGACCAAGGCGCTAGAGATCGTGTTTCTCAGGGACAACTCTCCGATAACAGTACCGAAACCCGTCGCCCAGTTGCGCGAGATATTCGGCAACCCGTTTTTGCAGGACGGCGATTTTCTCAAACGCATGGGGCCAACTGACCGGAAACAATACTTCATTTCTCTCCTGAACATCGACACCGGGGAGTTGGACGCTGAGAAGAAGGATTTGGACGATCAAAACCGGATGTTGGAAGCCAAGATCGCCGGGTACGGAGACATTGACGAGACTCCGGTACTAGCCATCGACACGGCCCCGATCAAGGCCGAGATGGAATCCCGTCGAAGGGTTCACGGTGTCCAGATTGAGGAATGGCAGAAACAGTTGGACGGTCTGCGACTCGAATGGCAGTCGGGAAAACGGAAAGAATTGCGGGAAGCCAAGAACTCGTTGACGATAGCGGAGTCTGATTTCACCGATATTGAAGCCACGATTGTCCGGCTCCGCAAAGAGCTTGAGAGTGCCATCGACAAACGCACGAAGATCGACGGCAGTTGTCAGACATTGCGTACACAGGTTGAGACATTGACCGCCGAAGTCAACGCACTCCCGGATCTGACTGCTCAAGCAAACGAGTTGAAAGCGAAGATCGCCAAGCCGCTTGACCTGTCTGACTTGGAAGAAAAACTCAAGGAAGCCGCTGCTCAAGAGGTACGAGTTTCGCAGTATGTCGAGAACATGCGCCGAGTCGAGCAACGCAAGAACGACAACGATCTACTGGGGTTGAACAAAGAACGGGGACGAGAGATCAAACTTCTCAAGGCGAAAAAGTTAGCTCAAATCGCGGAAGATTCCGGCATCAAAGGATTGTCGTTCGATGAGGACGGAGATTTTCTTTTCGAGGGAACAGCGAACGCCCTGATTTCAACCTCGCAACATCAACGGTTGGGATTGGCCTTATCTCAGATGTACCCTGATACGGCTCCAATTGAATTGCTGGATCGTGCGGAGTCCCTGGGTGTGGATGTATTCAAAATCATTGAGGGTGCGAAAGAACGGCAAAGCACGATCTTGGCAACGATTGTGGGGGAGAAACCGGCATTGATTCCTGATGATGTGGGTGTGTTTGTGGTCGAAGGAGGCAAACTAAAACCATGATTACCGAATGGGAATGGATTCCGCTTGAGGATCTCCCCGGCGACCTACGCCGCGCCGTACAAGCCGAGATGAGGTCAGGCCAATGCGGTCAGACCCGGATTGTGCAGGGAGTCGGGTGCAAGATTGAGGTCAAGGATTCAAATTTGGGCGGTTCAACCAGCAAGTATTTCAGTCCGGAAAACGTGAGAGGATTCAACATCTAGCCATGACCCTTCAAGCAATCCTAGATGCCGCAAAACTGGCCGAGTCCGGTAACCACGAGGCTTTCAATCGGATGATGGCGGAGATGGAGGGGCTGCAAACCGAAGGTTGGTATTGTCCAAAATGCGACAGAGAAGTTGCGTCAGCATTTGTTGCGTTTGATGAGAAGCATGACATTCATAGCGAGGGCTGTGGAAGTCAGGTTGAGGGAATGCCGGTGCCAGACTACGCCTCATCCCTGGATGCCATCGCTCCGTTGTTGCAGGCAAAGAAGGACTGGAACTGGGAATTGACGTATGACGGCTTGACTGGCTTGCATGGTTTCTCGCTGTGGAAACCGGACGGCTCGGTGATGCGGACGTACAATCACGAATCCAAATCTCCATCACTCGCCATCGCTGTGGTCTTGCTACTGGCCGCTGGACTGACGACGAACCCCAAGGAGACAAGACATGAGTGACGAATATGATAAGGCCCACATATACGCCTTCAAGGTAGATAATTGGCAGGACACAATCAAGCCATGGAACAAAGTCCCAGACACATTCGCGGACGGAACTATTCGTCACCACTTTTTCGATGCCATGAGCGACGCGAGAGCGTTTCTGGTTCTGCGCGCCCAAGACAAGTTTGACGAAGCATGTTCGGAAATGGATTCCGCCAAGCGACGGATGCAAAAATGCGAGAGAAAGTTTGGAGTGACCCCATGACCACGAAACCGATCAACGAACAGACCGTGAGAGAATTGGCAGACCGATACCAGCGGGAAGGGCGCCGCGTCATCGACACAGTTGTCGCTCGTGATGCTTTGGAGGCGGTAATCCGAAGTGTACTTGAGTACTCCCAAGCCGAGGCTGACAAGCAGCCGGTGGGGGAGGATGTGAAACTCTTTGTGGAAAAGTGGCTGGCTACTAATACACCTGCCATACACTTGTACAAACCTGAAACTTACGATGACTTCAGAAAGTTGGCTTACGAAGTCGCCTCCCTCACGCGGGCGAAGTATGAGGCCAAACACAAGCTGGATGTGGCGGTCGATAGCGGGCTCAAAACCTGTACGATCTGCGGTTGGCAAGAGGACATGCCAGCAATGACTTGCGTGGAGAACCTGATACGACGATTGTCTTACTGCAACCAAGAGCGTGAGATGTTCATCAGTCACACGAACAGGCTGAAGGAACAACTCGCTTCCCTGACTCCTCCCGCAACGGCAGAGACGGTGGAGCAGCGCAGGGCGGAGGCTTGTCGGTTGCAGAGAGAGGCGTGTGGTGCGGCCTATCTAAAAGAGATAGGATTGAACGACCAAACAGTCGGTGAAATTGGGCAGAGATGTCTACACGCCATCCTCAACGCCCCATGTCCTTCGGGCGGTGGGCTACGATGACCCTGAACACCAAGACCAAGGGAGAGACTGATGGACTATGAACAACTGAAGTACGATCAAAGGGAATCACTAGAAAGTGAACTTGATATGTGGAAGCGCCGTGCCTTAGCCGCTGAATCCGACCTCGCCGCACTCAGCCAGCCTTGCACGGGGGAGCCGACGAAGCAGGAGATGGAGGCGGCAGAACTTGTCTATCATCACCGAAGTGCTCATTCAGCACCGGGTGAAATCAGGAAGGAGTGTGCGAAAATAATCGTCGAGCACACCCGCGCCCACGGCCAAGATGCTTTCACGCTGGCGGCAAAGGTTAAGGAGTTGGAAGCCCTCCACGAACACCTGACCGAAATGCTGGTCAGGAACAAACGTGGTGACTGCCCGAGCACGGCAAAAGAGAAGGACAAGCGAGGTGGATTTGGAGTGAGTGAGTTTCGTAGGGGATATTATTTGGCCGTCGCCACGTTCATCAGGGCACATGACCAAAAGCAGGTGGCTGAGGATGTATTGAAGGCATATGGTGCGATTGATTTCACTGGCATTGATGAGTACGACTTGGAAGTCTTAAGGCCACTTGCCGATGAGATCGCCCGCAAAAGAGCCTCCTTCCTCGACTCGCCCAAGCCAGGGACGAAAGGGTAGTGAGATGAAGTACAACACGAAGATCGTCACAGCGTACTACGAACAATGTGGATTGCCTACGCCGATATTTGAATACAAATTTCATAAAGATCGTAAGTGGAAACTGGACATCGCTTTCCCGGCTGAACGTGTGGCGGTGGAAGTCCAAGGGGGATTGTTCGTGAGAGGCCGGCACACCCAAGGGGCCGCGTTGCTCAAGGAATACGAGAAGCTGAACGAACTGGCTCAAATGGGTTGGAGGATAATTTACGTCCAACCCAAGGATGTGACACTTCAATCCACGGTGGACATGATCCGTCGGGCAATGGTGTGGAGATTTGAGTTGCAGGATTCCATGAAAGGCGTTGACGTCGATGCCGTGATGTTTTTGGCGGGCATGTACCAAGGTTTGAGTTGCAGGATTCCATGAAAGGCGTTGACAGGAAATAGAATTTTGTGAGAGGGTGGGGGAGATGAAAGCTGGTCGCTTCAATCAACAATTTACAACCCGGTCGCGCAGGAGTGTGGGCCTCACCCCATTCCATTCTTGCGACCAGCTTGACGCGACCGGGTTGTCTTTTCAGAGTGGGGGAAATTCGGTAGTGGGCTATTTTGAGAATTGAAGGTTAAAAATGAGCTACGAATGCGACGAACAATACGCTGTTTATAACGAGAAATCGGTGAAGGCGAATAAGGCTCATACCTGTGATGCCTGTAAAGAGTCTATACCGAAGGGTCAGCATTACGCCAGAATCAACACGGTGTTTGATGGCTCGGCAGAGACGATTAAACGATGCCTGCGGTGCCAGACGATTCACCTGCATCTGCGCACGCTTGATAGACATCAATCGTTTTGTCAGCTATGGCCCGACGAAAGGCTGAATTGTGGGGAAGAATATACAGAACATTGGGGAAATGAGCCGCCCGCTGAAATTAGTGCCTTGGCATTCATTTCGGTAAAGGAAAAAGAAACGCTGTATACAAAGTAGCCCACTACCGGAAATTCACATGATGTACGCCAAGGAGATACTGACAATGATTGTGTCTGTGGACGATTCGGCGGGATGCAGAGCTGACATACTAGATAAGGGTTTGGGTTTCCGAGATGTTCGCGATCACAAGGATGGAGCAGGGCCTCGGTGGGATTGGATGCGAAAGCATTACAAGTTGTGGGGTCAACAACAAGTCGATGAGATAATTGCCGCCGCCGAAACATTGCAGAACGAGAGGAATTGATATGCCATCCCCTCTCGCCGCAACAGCAACCGAAAAAGATTATCGTCGCATTCACCAGACCCTCAGTTCTTGGGCGAAACACACGATTTTATTTTCCCAAGTGTATTACGAAGCCAAAACAACGGGCGTGTGGAAGCTCCACCATGACACTTGGAAGGACTTTGTGGAATCATGCGGTTTCACCGAGGAATGGGCGCGACAACTCTACAAAACGGGTCAACGAATTGTCGAACTAAAAGCGCTTTTGGATGACAAAACTGCGGTGCAATTAGTTGCACCCGGCACCCCCGAAACCTTAGCAAAAGTGGAGAATTTGGCGCCAGCCACCCGCAAGATTCTGGATGGCATTCCAACGGCAAAACAGGTCGATATTTTGGCCCGCGCGAAGAGTGGCAAACCAAAGGATATTGAGGCTGCAAAAACCGAAGTCAAAGAGGCTGCTGCCAAAATCGAAGAAAAACCCATTATCCAACTCGACAAACTTGGGACACCGATTCCCGAAAAGATTTTGTTGGACTGGCGGACAGCAGAGGAACTCGGCAAGAAGGTGTGGTCGATGCTTGGTGAAGTGAAGGCCATGGTGGGCGATCTGGATTGTCCTCCAAACAAACGAGAGCCGGCCAGTCGAGAGCTTTCCAATACGACCATGAGCGACATTGAAGCCCTGCGATTTTCCCTGAAACAGATGATTCCCCATGCCGTGTGCGATGTCTGCCGGGGATTGAACACCAAGAATTGCACACGGTGTTATGGACGCGGGTTTCTGTCCAAGTATCTTTTCGAGACGTGTTCACCAGGTAAAAAGAAGTGACTGAAGACCTTTTCACGCTGGTAGCAAAGCCGGAATCTCCATGTGTGTTGCGTCCCTATCAGGTGCAAGCGGCTGATGATGTCGAATCGAAATGGCAGACCCACAACTCTGTTTTGGGTTGCATGGCAACTGGTGGCGGCAAGACTCAGGTAGCCTGCGAACTGATCCGTCGTCGTGGTTGCCGGACATTCGTGGTATGTCACAGAAACGAACTTGTCGAACAAGCCAGGAATCGGCTGGCGCAATTTGGAATCCGAGCCGACATCGAAAAAGCGGATCGCTGCGCTTCCGTGAAGCTGTGGAACCGAAATCAAGTGGTGATAGGTACGCCCCAAACTTTGTACTCACGAGATGGGGCTAGATTGAAACGGTTTGACCCGGCTGAGTTTGAAATGCTGTGGGTCGATGAGGTGCACCATTTCGTCTCGCCAAAATTCCAGACAATCATCAATCACTTCAAGCAAAATCAGAACCTGAAGTTTTTCGGATGCAGCGCCACTCCCGACCGTCACGATGGAAAAGCACTGGCGAGAATCATCGACGCCGTAGCCTTCAATATCCACATTCAATATCTGATACAGGAAGGCTGGCTCGTCAATGTCGATCAACGCCTGGTGAAAATTGACGGGTTGGACTTCTCGAATTGCCGGGTAACGGCCGGAGATTTCAACCAGCGCGATCTGGCAGATGTGCTGGAGGAAGAAAAGCCTCTTTTGGGAATCGCGGACTCAACCTTACAGACCGTGGGCGACAAGCGGACGCTTGTGTTTGCCGTCACTGTCAAGCAGGCTGAACGGTATGCAGAGATTTTCAATCGGTATAAACCCAATTGTGCAGCAACCGTTTTTGGTAATACACCGGAGGATACACGACGGGATACATTCAAGAGGTTTCATAACGGAGAGATTCAGTTTCTCGTTAATGTTGGAGTCGTGACTGAGGGTGTCGATGTTCCCGGCATTGAGGCAATCGTTGTTGCACGCCCGACTTTGAGCCGGTCGCTTTACACTCAGATGTTGGGGCGTGGCACTCGACCATTGAGCGGACTGGTAGACCAATATCCGACCGCTGAGGAGAGGCGTTCCGCCATCGCCGCCAGTCCGAAACCGAATGTGTTGGTACTGGATTTCAAGGGGAACGCTCTACGCCACAAACTGACAATAAGCAGCGTTGACGTGTTGGGTGGGAATTTCTCCGAGGAAGCCAAGGCCAAGGCCAGAGAGAAAGTCGAGAAAGCCGGACGCGGGGATATATTGGCGGAACTGATTGACGCGGAAACGGAAGTCAGAAAAGGCATCAAAGCGAAAGCGTCATTCCGCGCAACCTACGTTGATCCCTTTGAGGCTTACCACAAACACGCCCAGAAATGGGAAGGGTTTCAACAGGGGCCACGCCTCAGCCGGAAACAGAGGGATCGGCTCATCAAGAACGGATGGAACCCGGACGATCACACCATCATGGAGAACCTCACCCGACACAAGGAACTGATTTCAGCGACTCTACCGCAGCGAAACTTTCTAAAGTATTGCAAGGCTCCGAAGGAAGTGTACGACGATCCGAATCTGGTGAAGTGGGAAGCCTCCCGCCTGATTGATGGATGTGTTAAGAACGGGAAACGCTGGCCAGAAGGAAACGACCAGACTGCAACTCAACCACCAGACACCCAATCTGACTCTCATACTTGCAACGTGGATCCGGATATAGGGCAAAATTTTTCTGGTGTCAACAACAAAATTCCACAATCTGAAACCAACGGAGATTTGATCTGACCCTCTGCTTCCACTGCAACAAACCCGTAACCGAAAACCCGGTCCACTGGGTACTGGTCAGAGAAAAGACCGGCACGGAGTTTGACGTATATCTTCATACCGACTGCGAAGGATGGTTTTACGGAAGATGAATCAGGTCTGGCACAGAGTCAGCAAGAAACGACCATGCGAAGGGTGCAAGAAACCGGACTGGTGCACGTACACGGATGATGGGAAATACTGTTGCATGAGACTGACGAGTGACAGGCCGCTGAAAAACGGCGGATGGTTGCATACGGCCGCGAACCCCGTTGCGGGAATTCCCGTAACGCGGAAGCCTAAAAAACCCGTCACAATCGACGCCGGAGCCTTGTGGCGAGGATGGAAGGACAAGACAACACCGAAACGGGTTAACGAGCTTGGCGATGCCTTGGGCGTTGAAGGCGGGGCATTGTGGATGATTGGGGCATGTTGGATACCGGAGCGCCAAGCTTGGGGGTTCCCGATGTACGACGCCAAGGGGAAGATCGTCGGGATACGGATAAGGACACTGGAAGGCGACAAATACGCATGGACCGGCTCAAGGAACGCGTTATTTCGCTCCACGATGCCCGTAGACAACAAGCAACCGCTTTGGCTGGTGGAAGGCCCAACCAGTCTCAGTGCCGCCCTGACGCTAGGACTGGGCGCGATTGGCAGGCCAAATTGCAGCGCGTGTGACGAGATGGCAGTCGAGTACGTGAGACTCAACCGTATCCGGCGAGTTGTTATTTGCGCCGACGTGGACGAGAACGAGGCCGGGTTACGTGGTGCGGAGAAACTACAGAAGGTCTTGACCGTACCGAGCGTGATAGTATTTCCGCCCGTCGGCAAAGACCTGCGCGATTTTTTGAAAGCGGGGGGAACCAGGGACGAACTGGAATCAATGCTTCGGAATTTTATCTGGAGCGTACCCGGAAAAGTGAAACGAAAGGCTCACCATGTTTGAGGACAAGGAGGGAACAAACTGGCAGTGGGAATGCGGGTGCGGACGGGGGATTGACACGGCCAGCGATACGAACGGAGAGCTACTATGAATCACTACATCAACTTCCTTCAACGGAAAACTCATGTCGGTTCCGAGTACGGCTTCGCGCCCACATGGATGCCATCAAAGCTATTCCCATTTCAAGTAGCTCTGACAGAATGGGCCCTCCGAAAAGGCCGAGCAGCGACGTTCGCCGATTGTGGGCTTGGAAAGACTTTTCAGCAACTTGTATGGGCCGAGAATGTCGCCCAAAAAACTGATAAGCCAGTTCTAATTCTGACTCCGCTATCGGTCGCATTCCAGACAGTACGAGAAGGCGCAAAGCTCGACCTTGAGGTAGAACATTTACGAGATGGTCTTGGCGGCACAAGCAGTCGTTTGGTTGTGACGAATTACGAACGGCTACACCACTTCGCACCATCTGACTTCGGTGGCGTGGTTTGCGATGAGTCGAGCATTTTGAAAAACTTCGACGGCGCTACCCGTCAGGCTGTGACGGACTTCATGCGCAAGATTCCCTATCGTGCACTCTATACGGCGACCGCCGCGCCGAATGATTACATCGAACTTGGAACTTCATCGGATGCGCTTGGTGAACTAGGTTACATGGACATGCTCAACCGATTCTTTAAACGCGACAAAGTGTTCGTGAAGCTCTATAACCGCGGCGGTCAGGGTTGGCATTTCCGAGGTCACGCGGAGCATGATTTTTGGCGGTGGGTCTGCTCATGGGCGCGAGCCATGCGTAAGCCTTCCGACATGGGTTTCGATGATGCGGATTTCAAGCTGCCGGAATTGATTGTACGGGCGCATAAGGTCACAGCCCGGCGCAAGGCCGAAGGGATGCTCTTTGAACTTCCGGCAAGCGGATTACAGGAACAACGCGAGGAATTGCACAGAACGGTCAATGAGCGATGCGAGATGTCTGCTGAACTCATTAACGCCCACAAGAAACCGGCGATCGCATGGTGTCACTTGAACACAGAGGCCAAGCTGCTCAAGAAGCTGATTCCCGGATCTGTGGACATCGAAGGGAGTGACAGCGAAGATAGCAAGGAGGAAGCATTCAGGGATTTTGTTTCTGGCAAGGTGCGCGTGATTGTCACAAAACCAACCATAGCTTCGCTGGGTTTGAACTTTCAGCACTGCGCCCACATGACGTTTTTCCCATCGCATTCCTATGAGCAATACTATCAGGCAACGCGACGGTGCTGGCGATTCGGTCAGAAACGGCCAGTGACAGTTGACCTCATATCTACGGATGGACAGGCCAACGTCCTTGCCAATCTGAAACGAAAGACGGAAGCAGCGGACGTAATGTTTGAACATCTGGTCGCGCTGATGATGGACGAACTGAAAATCAAACGACAAAACGACTACACCAAACAGGAGGAAGTCCCGTCATGGCTGTCAAAGACCAAACCATAACTGACCGATACGCTCTCTACTGCGGCGATTGCTGCGAGGTATTGCCATCACTACCAGCGAACACGGCAGACATGAGTATTTACAGTCCGCCGTTTGCCGGGCTGTATAATTATTCGTCAAGCGAACGCGATATGAGCAACTGCCGCGACTACGACGAATTTTTTGAACATTACGGTTTTGTAGTGAAAGAACTCCATCGGCTCACCAAGCCCGGCAGGATCAGTGCCGTGCATTGTGCGGACGTGCCCCGGGCGGGGGCGAACACTGGCGGAGGACTGATTGACTTCTCGGGAGACATCATCCGGCTCCATGAGAAACTTGGATTCCAATACTGCGCTCGTTATCACGTTTGGAAAGAACCTCTTGGCGTCCGAAATCGCACGATGGCGAAAGGTCTTGCACACGCGCAAGTTGTAAATGACTCGACTCTCTGCGATGTTGCGGCAGCGGACTATCTGCTTATGTTCCGCAAGAAAGGCGAGAATGCAATCCCGGTGGGGCATCCGACAGGTCTTGCCACTTACGCGGGATCGCGCGAGATTCCCAGAGAGCTACAGCAATATAAAGGCCACCAGGGGAACCAGATCGAGAACCGATACTCACACTGGATTTGGAGACAATACGCAAGCGCGTTTTGGGATGATATTCGGATTGAGCGGGTATTGCCCTACAAGGAAAGCCGGGAACCAGACGATGAGCGCCATGTTCATCCATTGCAACTCGACGTGATAGAACGCGCGGTCGTCCTTTGGTCGAATGCGGGCGAGACGGTAGTGACGCCTTTCATGGGGGTTGGTAGCGAGGTCTATGGTGCTGTGCTAAATGGCAGGCGTGCGGTCGGGGTGGAACTCAAGGCATCCTACTTCCGACAGGCGGTTCGGAATCTAGCGGACATCAAGCCAGAAGTGAAAGAACAGGAGTTGATATCGGTGGATGGGGGGTAGTGGGCTACAAAGACTCAACGCAGTTGGAACTCCACGTGTACGCAAGGCGCCGTTACGGAAGCGGTCGAAGAACCGGGGGCGAGTCGAGTACCTGGATGCGAAGTGGAGGAAGGCGGTACTAGAGAGGGATGGGAACCAGTGTCAGTTGTGGAATCGGGTATTCAGACCACACTGCGACCGGTACAACACGAATCACGCGCACCACATCGAGGGAAAAAAGGCGCGGTCAGATTTGAGACACGTTGAATCGAACGGAATCTGTCTTTGTAGAGCGCACCATGATTGGGTACACCAGAACCCGGCAGAAGGTCGTAAGCTGATAGATTTGGTGATGGTGGCTCGGGATAGATTCATTTCGTCACGCTTTCTTTGATCGGCAGAAGTCCCGACCGAAGGCAAAACCTAACGTCATGCCATTGCAACCCGTTGACCAGTGGCGTTCCCATTTCCCGAAGGCATACATTGACGATCTCGGCATACGTTCCCCGGCCCTCGACAGATAGCTGGGCAATCAGTTTCTTGGCCGCAACGGTGATGGGCGGGGTCATGGTTTCACGATCTGCCAGTTGTAAATAGCATAGGCCAGCCATGACAGCCAGAAGGCGAGGGTGAGGATTATTACCATGCCGACAAACGCGCCGGTGGGATGTCGATTTGGGTTCACTCCCCACCTGCCTTGTCCACGGCGTCACCGGTTTGGGACTCGCCCCGAAGTTCGTGAAGAAGAAGATAAAGCTCGGTGTGGTTGGAAACGGCATCGGTTTCGAGATTCACGCCAACCCATCCTCCCCCCCGCGACTTCGGGCTTTTCCAGAAGGCGATGGTTTTCGCTGGGTATCCCCATACTTCGGTGTTAGCTTGGGTGCGGTATTCGTTTTGGTCAAACGCACCAAAATGGGCGGTGATTGTATCCCCTTCAATTTTGATTCCGTATTTTCGATTTTCGTAATTCATTTGGTTCTCCTGCCTTCTCTCTCCGCAGTTATTATTGTGTTTGATTTTGTTCATTTCATACATAGTTAGCACTCCTCATGCCAGGTCCAACCATGCAATTTGCCCAAGGAATTGATATGTAAGGTTTTCCGACATGTAATCAATCCCGACGCATATTGCGTAACCCGTTGCAACTCAATGTCTGCTTTTCCGACACGATTCTGCCTTTCTTTACACATTATTAACCCTTCTGTTCGGTGGGCTTCTTTCGAGGGCGTCCCCCAAGCTTCCCGTTCTGGCGCGACGCATCGGATTTGGCCTTGGACTTTATCGAGCCAAGCAAAGCCCCGACATTCAGACTCCGCTTACAATGTGGGCATTTCATCGGCTGTTGTCCTCGACAATGCAGGCAACAACCCGCGAGCGGTCAGTATTGGAGAGTCGGTTCATTTGTCCTTTCCCCAGCGCATATCAATCTTGACCGCTTGTGCCGCTTTGAACAAACGCGCTTCACTGGCATAGCCAGCACGCGCTAGTTGATCTGCGGAAGTTTTGGCGGAAGCCAAAGCCAACTCTACCGTGTCAAACTCAACGGGCTTCCTTGCGCCCGGCTGACGCCAGCAAACGCCGCTCTCAAATTTTAGATTCCATTTCACTGTGTCATTCCTTTTGGTTTGCCGTGGTCGTCATTGAACCACCGCTCTCACTCCCCGCCGCGCAACCGCCCGTGATCTAATCGCGGGCGGATAGGCGCGAAGGTCAGACAAACATCGTCTTTCCGTTCCAGCGCGTGAACGGATATTCTTTTTTGTGCAGTGCTTCCAGTTTGGCATCCATCGCGTCGTCCTCGGCCCGCCATCTGGCGTTCATCGCATCGCGCTCGGCCCGCCATTTGGCGGCCACCGCATCGCGCTCGGCCTGCCATTTGGCGTCCGCCGCGTCGAGCTCGGCCCGCCATTTGGCGGCAACCGCGTCGCACTCGGCCTGCCATTTGGCGTCCACCGCGTCGTGTTTGGCCTGCCATTTGGCGTTCACCGCGTCGTACCCGGGCCGCCATTTGGCGGCAACCGCATCGCGTTTGGCCCGCCATTTGGCGCTCACCGCGTCGCGCTTGGCCTGCCGTTTGGCGCTCATCGCGTCGCACTCGGCCTGCCATTTGGCGACGGCCTTTTTGCTTTTGACCGGACGAAACTCGCGCAACCGTCGGGCTTGCTCATGTTCCGGCTTGTATGCCAAAATGTAGGCAATTCTGGCCTCTGGGGGCTCGGTAAGATCCTCGCAAAGCACTCCATGGTGGCAAAGCCATACCATATCGCCTACTTTTGAGGCGGCAAAAGCTTCGCGGCAGGCTTTGACCTCTTGCTCAATGGTTCCGAGTTTTTTGATCATAACTACATTCTCCTTTTCACTGTGTCATTCCTTCTATATCCTGTCGTAGGTCAGACCTCAATTGCGAAGATTTCGACGTATCGGTTAGCAATAGCCGTGAGTCCATCGACGCTTTTCTGAACGTCGGCGCGGCATAGATGGCGACTATTTTCTGGTGCATCGAGCCAGAAGCGCCCGAGTTCAGCGCAGATAAGAATCATTTCGCGTTCCCGACCCCGCTTGGTGTGTTCCAGTAGCTTTTGAAGGCTTCTATTCACCTCCGGCGAGTCAAGGCCGGCGATGCTGCAGGTGTTCCAAGCGTCGCCACTAAATGGAAAACTCGAATTGCCCACCCGAAAACTGTTTTTGGTAAGGCAAGCATAGAGCCGCTTCCAAATTGGCGAGCGCGGATCGTTTCGGTCATTTTTGCTAAGTTTCATTTTCATACTCCCTCTGAATAGCACTCCTCATGCCACTTCCAACCATGCAATTTCCTTAATGAATTGATATGTAAGGTTTTCCGACATGTAATCAATCCCGACGCTGTTTCTGTAACCCCTTGCAACTCAATGTCTGATTTTCCGACGACATTCTGGCAATCCGACAGAAATCCAGGTAGTGGCCTATTTTGAAACTGCACCTTTATCGCTCAGTTTTTTTGGCCGGCCACGGTGTTTGCCGGGCGCACAGGGTCTCAGACCGTTGGCTCGGCTGGACGCGGCCTTGCGTTCGCTACGGATCGGCCCGAGCAACGAACCGACGTTTATCTCACGCTGACAATGAGGACATTTCATCTTCGCCTGCCGTCGGGGTCGAAATCCCGCAAAAGTTGCCTGACCCGCTCGCGCGTGAGGCAGAATCGGGTGCCAATGGCCTGTAGGGTCGAGCCACCACGTCGCATCCGGTGTATTTCGGCGCACAGGGCCGGATTCTGGTGTCCATGCAGGTGTCTGTTGCGGCTGCCTCTGAGCCTGCCCGGACGCCGTGGTGCTCCCGGATCGCCCGACAGCAGCGCACGCCGGTCAGGAGGTGCATTCGGCTTCAGGACCCGCATCCATTTGTGGCAATGCGGGCACCGGAACCGGACATCACGCGACACGAGCAAGGTCTCCATGCTTAGGCTATCCTCCAACATATACAGCCCGCCTCGATCAGATCGCGGCAAAGGTCGATACACTCCTGCGAGCCGACCTCGGCGTACCGGAGATCGGCGGGATGAGTAGCGCACCAGTGCGAGTAGGCATCGGCACCCATATCGCGCAGGGTGTCAGCGGTGTCAGCGCCGGTATCCGAGAGAAGCATCGGATACTGGAATTGACCATCGTCGATGACCACATACTTTTTGGCCCGTTGAAGGATTTCTGCTCGAACTGTATTTGTTTTCATGGTTTTTTTAAGATAAACCTATCAGATCGGTTTGTAAAGAACTTTCTTCAACTGAATTGCTCAGCCCTCAATTGCGAAGATCGTGGTATCGGGCTGGAGGCCGAATCGTGCGATCTGCTCAGCGGTCAGGACTCGGTGCGCCTCACACACTTCGCTCGGGACTTCGGCCCACAGACGGTACTGCGAAAAGTCTATCGGCTCCCGACCGACCTCTGCGCCGGACTGGTAAACGTGGATTGCTGCGTTTCGGACTCCGCTCGGAATGTTTTTGTTTTTCATGCTCCCCTTCAATAGCACTCCCCATGCCACTTACAACCTCGCAATTTCCCTAATGAATTGATATGTAAGGTTTTCCGACATGTAATCAATCCCGACGCATATTGCGTAACCCCTTGCAACTCAATGTATGATTTTCCGACACGATTCTGCCTTTATTTACACAATCCAGCGGTCAGGACGGCAATCAGAATCATGGGAACCGATCGCCGTCCACCTGTTCGGCAACAACAAGCCCAAGGGACACGTTGACAGGCGTTCGGCCAGAATGTATGCTCCCCACCATGGAAGACGCAGCCAGCCGCCCCACAGCTCCAACCACGGCCATCCTGGAGCACAACCCCGCCAAACCAAAGGCAAAGCGTATCAGGTTGCCCAAGCTAACGGGTCAACAGCGGGATTTCGTCTACGAGTACCTGAAGACGTGGAACGCCAGCAAAGCCGCCAGGCGTGCAGGGTATTCCCCAGGCACCTGCGATGTACAAGGTAGTAAACTCCTGAGCAATCAGCGCATACAGGCCGCATTGATCCCCATGATGCGCTCCCTTCACCTCACGCCGGACCGGGTAATGGCTGACTTGGGAGCCGTGGCAGGCACCGACATCTCCGACTTCCTCGCACTCGACGAGGAAGGCAAACCGACCCTCGACTTCGATCCCGAGAAGGTAGCAGCGAATGGGCATCTGGTGAAATCGCTGGAACGCAACAAGTATGGTTACAAGCTAGAACTCCACGACCGCCACAAAGCCTTGGAGCTCATGGCCCGCATCCTCCGCATGACCGGGGATCAGCCTACAAGCCAAGTAAACATTCAGTTTAACGTCAATGTCGGGGGCGATTCGGTTTGAAGGCATAACACACCGTGCGGTGTGTTATGGTGATAGCGTAACCCGTTGATAACCAGCATGTTCTTTTTAGGCGCTGCGACGTCCTAAGTCGTGCGCAGTCCCACATCCGGAAAAACCAAGATTTGGGGGAAGTGGTTTTGGCTGGCGCCAAATTCTCCACTTTTGCTAAGGTTTCGGGGGTGCCGGGTGCAACTAATTGCACCGTTGTACGAACTCTGCTCTAAAAAGTGCGTAATTACGCACTATACGTAAAGTAGCCCACTACCCCTTTCTCAGGAGTAACCGGTCAACGAACGCGCTTCGGCCTTTTTTGGGCAGTTTTTTGAGGGCTTCCGGCGTGATGGAAACGGATATTTTGATGACCTTGCCTTTGGAAGATTTGCGTGGGCGGGACATTATTTTATTCCTCGATTCTCAGCCCATCGTTTTGTTTTTTTGAGTTCCGACCAGAGATCGGGGCAGATATTTACGGGACGTTTTGGATCATCTCGTGCAACAAAGAAGTCGCGACGATCTTTCCTGAGTTGGCGTAGTATGACTGGACTTGTACGCTGCGTTTCCCGAAGCGCCGTTTTGGTTTCGGACACTATTTTTCGCAGTCGTTTTTCAAAACGGATTGCATGACGGCGTTCTTGAGATTTCAGGCGTTTTTTGCATGAGTGACTGATTTTTTCTGCATCTCGAAACAGTTTCCATTCCCAGAGCAACGCAAATACCGAATAGCGTGGGCGGTCGGTGTGGGAAGCAATCCAGAGAACCTGTTCATCCCAAAAGTTCATAGCTGTTTTCTTTCTACAAGTCTTTTAATTTGAGATGGATACCAGAGTGAGTTGCCCTGTTTTGTGGGGACTAGATCGGTGGTGAGTATGCGGGCGATAACGGCAAGGCTGGCGCCTGCTTTGTGAAGGGCTGTAATCCTATGGATGGTGGCCTGCTCTTCTGGCAATGGTACCAGGTCGAAAATGATACGTTCCTGGCCATCCCGGTCGATGCGACGTTTACCGTTATCGACCGAGCAAAACCCGAAAGGCCCTGAGCCCCCGAGCAATTCCCCGCGCTGACGTTTGAAGGCCATGGCCCGGAGGGTTTTTTCACTGATCTCCTTGCGGTAAACCTCGGCCAACAGGGAGCGCAGGGTGAGATCCATGGTACCGGACACGGTATTGTTCTCGATGAACCCCTTGTCGATGGCATACAGGTGCGCGTGCGAAGGCAGGCACACGTCCTCGATGAAGATCAGGGTATCTTTCTGGCTGCGGGAGAGACGGGAGATGTCCGAGACAACAACGACTTCGGCGGCGCGCGTTCGGATGGCGTCGGTGAGAGCCGAGAACCCGGGGCGTTTGGCGGCGGGTTTGCCGCCGGACACGCCTTCATCGCGGAGGATGGAAGTCAGTTCCCAGTGCTGGCGGTCCGACTCGGCGCGGATCAGGGCTTGCTGGCGTTCGAGGGATTGACCGTCCCGGGCCTGTTCTTCGGTGGACACGCGGATGTAACCGATGGCTTTCATACCGAAACCTTACTCCGAAAGGTAGGAAGAATGCAAGCACAAAGTTTGGAGGGCGATGTCCTGATTTAAGAATTGCAATGGCCGCAAACTGATGGTAACAGAAGGCCATGCCCGGACCGACCTATGAAGTCCGCTGTCTCGGTGACAAAGCCCCGCCCGGCTCCTACGTCCCCCGGGGCGCGCAGCGGCAACTGATTGAAGGCGAACACCGCTGGAACCGGGAACTGGTGATCTGTGGCGGTCGCGACACAGGCAAGAGCCTTGCCTGCTGTGTGAAATCCCACCTGATACTTTCCAAGTACGCCGGCGCGCAGGGCGTCATCATCCGTCGTGAACTAAAATCCATGCCGGCATCCGTGCTGCTGACCTATGAGCGACTGCTGAAGGCAGAAATCCAGCATGGTATCATATCGAAATACGGTGGGGAACGTGTCGAACACTATCAGTATTCCAACGGATCGCGTCTCTGGGTCTGCGGCATGGACAACGCCGACAAAGTGCTTTCCAGTGAAAAAGATTTTTGTTACGTCTGCCAGGCGGAAGAATTACGCGAGGATGACTGGGAGAAGCTGACCACCTGCACAACGGGTCGAAGCGCGGTTTATCCGCACGCCCAGACATTTGCCGACTGCAACCCGGGACCGGCCAAACACTGGTTGAAAGTCCGTTGTGATGCCGGTCGAACACCCATGCTCGATTCTCGACATACCGATAATCCACAGCTTTACAAGTCTCTAACCGAGGAAGAATTCCAGAAGAAATATGGTTCGGGCTATCACCGGCCAAAAAGCATTCAGGAAGCACCCGACCTCGTGGATGATGAGGTGGAAAAGTTGTCGGTTGTACGTCGAAACGAAATGGTGTTCGTTCTATCGGCGGAAGGCTGGCGCCGAATGCGGCCGTTGGCGGCGCTATCGGGAGTGCGGCGGAAACGGCTTCTCGAAAATATATGGGCCACCGCCGAGGGAGCGGTGTTCCCGACGTTTGACAGGCAGGTTCACGTTCGGAGCCGGGAGAAAAGTGAATTCTGCCGATGGCATCTATGCTGCGATTCTGGGTGGACAGACCCGGCGGTGACACTGTTGGTGGGAGAGGACACCGACCGGCGGTGGCATGTCTTTCGCGAGTTCTATCGGAGCCACGTACATCTGGCAGAGCATGTCGGATTGACACGAGCATGGGCATTGGAATTCATGGCCTCGACAGCGGCGGTGGACAACTCCGCCGCGCTATTGATCGCTGATCTTCGCCATGCGCTGCCAAGCTACACGTCGCTGATTGGGGCCAAGGGCAAGGTCAGGCCGGAATCCGGCGGTATTCCCTACCTGCAAAATCGCCTGATGATTCAGGGCGACGGCCTGCCAAGGTTCACGATTGACCCATCCTGCGAAAATACCATCAACGAATTTGAGAGTTACGAGTGGAAGGCGGGAGAAGACGAGCCCAAGGACGAATATAATCACAGTGTAGACAGCCTGAGAATGCTCTACGAAGCCTTGGACGGCGGGTCTGGCGGAGCTACGGCGGAGGATTGGTGCGGCATCGTGGCCGGAGAGTTGACGGGACGGGACACCCAAATCCAAATAGGAGTGCCGACGCAACTCCAGCGCGAGCCAACGGAAATATCCAAACGCGCCATCGGCTGTCTCTGGCATGGGCATCCCCTCAACTGTACCCGCCGGGATTACGTGAACGAGATTCGGCGAGCGGTCAAGGCTCAGGCCGAAATCTGGGACAAAGAGGGTAGCATCAACATGGCGCAATTCACCCTTCTGGAGATCAGGCGGCTGGATGCCATGTTCGCCGCTGCCGGCCCGATGTTGCCCGATGAAGAACTTTCTTGGGCCGGTAGTTATCATTAGGGTTGACAATGGTAGGAAGGTTCGATAACAGAGAAGGAGCGCGATGAACAATTTTTTACTCTCCCGGCAGCACGCATGGACGGACCACGGCAGAATGCCGCTGGCGCTGCCACCGAACATCACCCAGAAGATCCCGGTCTTGCAGGTAGGTGACTTGGTATTGTCATCGAACTTCAAACTGGTTCCGGTGAAGGCTATCGTCACCCCCGCCCCGGCAATGACTCACGCGATTCTTATTTCCCTGATGAGCGACGAGGGCGCGGGTAGGGCGCTATCACTGCTCTGCGGTATGGAATGCTTGTTGCTCGTGAAAAATGAATGGGTCAGCGCATCCGCCATCAAATCGGGCGACACATGCGCCGCGCTCAATGCCAAGGGTAACAGCCCGCAGATTGCCACCGTCCATAGCATCTCACTTTGCGAACTGCGACCGGCGGAATCAGCGAGTGTCATCGTGGATGGCGATACCGGATTGTTCGTCAACGGCGTGGCCGTGAGGTGCCCGGAGTGATAACGCCGCAATGCTTCTTTCCTCGTACCCAGAGGTATGTCATCAAACCGGATGCTGTACAAACGATGCCCCCTATTTTATATCTCGACAGTAGAAAGGTGGAGAATTACGTGGACTCATTGAGTCCCCACTCGGACGTCTCTCCGAACCGAAGTCGATTGGTCGCCGCGCTGTGGCTAAACAAAATGGTGACGAAGTGAGCCGACGAGAGTTTCGTCGTCTGATGGAGACTTTGGAACGAATAGAATGTAAGCTGGACAAAATCGGAAAGGAGGAAATCATGGCAGACGAAACAATCGCTCAAGTGGACACGGACATCGGGGCATTGACGACCGCGCTCAATACGGCGGCTACAGCGATTACGACGCAGATCACCAATCTGCAAAACTCGCTATCGAGCGTCGGGTTGAACGACCAGCAACAGGCGGACTTCAACGCGCTCAAACAGTCAGTGGCGAACATCGTGAACATCGTACCGGCTCCCGCGCCGGCACCGGTGGCATCGACGACCGCAACCGAAACGACTACCCCGTAGTCTCGACACTCTCCTTTGGAAACAGAGGGGAGACCCGAGGAGGCGGGGGTGGGGTCAATACCTTATGGCGTAATCTGCGGCCATAGCGGAAGCTCTATTCATAGCAACCAACAATTCAATCTGGAGTCTATCACATGGAAAACGCAACCCCGCTTACCCCCAACGGCCTTATCGCCACAGCCACATTCCACGAATTTATCGCCGCCGAGAACGTGGAAGTGAAATGGGTATCCAGCAACCCCGACTACGCTACGGCCAAGGCCACTGACGATGGTAACATTTCCACCGCGCTCGTGCTTCCGGTAGATAAGACCGCGAAAGCAACCGGAGTCTCTGTAATCATCGCCATGGCTTGCAATCCGCAAGTGAAAGGCGAAAAGAACCAAGACCCCAACGCCGGAAAAGTAGCCGTCGCGCTGACGATTGTTGGCGACCCCGCCAGCCTGTCGAGGATGTCCATGACGTTGACGCCGGTGCCCGCCGAGGTTCCCGTCGCCCCCAAGCCTCACGCAAAGCATGGTCACCGATAGACGGGAAGTGTTGACAATCTCCCTGCCAGGGTTTACTTCCTCGTAGGAAATGTCAAAGCCCGCGCCAAGGAGCGCGAGTCCAAACGCCCGGGCCAGCAAAGATGCCGAGAGCGATGCCTCACAGATCGCTCACGACGCTTATCGACTGGCCGGTGTAAATCTGAATGCGGGAACCGGATTGGGTTCACGAATCCAGAAAGCCGCCTTCCACGCCATACGCGGCGATGTGCCGGCTGAAGCCCTGATGTTGGCCGCTCAATCCGGCACCGCCATTCCAGACCCAGCGCCATTCGGACGCCGGGCCGTTCAAGGACTCGAATATGCACTTTTCGGTGATCCTCGTGCCTTCTTCCCGCCGGGACGCGGGCTCTCACCACTCGCCCCGCCCGATGCCGCGCCCCGGCAACTTGATTACCCGTACTACTACAACATGCAGATCATGCCCCGCGCTTATGAGAGCGTGAGCTTTCAATTGCTGCGCGACTGGTCGGATGGATATGACCTGGCCCGGGGAGCCTTGGAACACGCTAAGAACAAAATCACGTCTCAGGATTACGATATTGTTCCTGTGGATGAGAACTTGCGTGGTAAATCCAAATCCAACCCGAAGGCCATACCCGAGGAAATGCGGTCGCGGATTGATGAGGTCAGGACGTTCTTCAAGAAGCCGGACAACGAGCACACGTTTCCACAATGGCTGGGAATGTTGACCGAGGACGCGCTGGCGATAGATGCGCCCACACTTTTTATCCAGCGTACATTCAGCAGAAAGCCACACTCCTTCATTGCCATCGACGGCGCGACCATCGCTCGCAAGATTGATTATCATGGTCGCACCCCCGAACCCCCGGGAATTGCCTATCAGCAAGTCATCAAGGGACTGCCCGCGCTCGATTATACCAGCGAAGAAGTTTTCTATTTTCCCAAGAATGTCCGCACCAATCGTGTCTACGGACTGGGACCAATCGAGATGGCCCTGGTCACGATCAATATCGCCATCCGAAGACAATTCTCACAACTCGCCTACTACACGGACGGCGCGCGTGGAGAAAACGTGCTGCAAGCTCCGGAAAATTGGACTCCAAGCCAGATCAAAGAATTCATGTCGTACTGGAACGAGTTGATGTCAGGAAATCTTCGCGAGCGCCACAAGATGCGCGTCATACCGGGCCCGATGAAACCGTGGACGGCGCCGGCCTCGCATCTCAAAGACGAGATGGACGAATGGCTCGCCCGTGTGATCTGCTTCTTTTTCGGAGTATCGCCGATGCCGCTGATTCGCACGGCGCGAGGGGCCTCGAAACAATCCGAGCAAGAAGCGGCAGACCGCGAGGGTTCGATGCCGATGCTCAACCACTTCAAATGCAGCTTTGACGAACTCATTCGGATTGGGTGGGGATACACCGACATAGAATTTGTGTGGCAGAGACAACGCCATACTGACCCTCTGCAAGAGGCCCAGATGTACCACCTCTATGTGAATGACAGCATCTTGAAGATCAACGAAATCCGGTCCGAACTCGGCAAGGAACCCCTGGAGCAATCGGAACTAGACGCCATTGCCGCCAAGAAACAGCCCAATCCCGGTGGTCGTCCCATGGCTTCACCCGGCAATCCAAATCCAGAGCCGCGCGGTTTGGAGCGCCGGCACCGGAACGATCTTCGCCCATATGGAAAATTGGCTGGCAACGGAAATGGGGATACTCAAAAAAAAAGACCTGTGATGATTGCGCGGACGGATCCCAAGTTTGAAGCCCAGGTCACGGTGCTCAAGAATCGGTTGCAGCGGGCGTTCGCCCTCAAGGCTGAAACTCTCGCGCGTTTAAGTGTGGGGACAGCGAACGCTCGCTCAACTGGTAAACGCCGTCACCGCGATGAGGCGGCATTGCTGATTCTTCAGGCCAATGCCCGGGCTCATTTTGACCACTGGATGACGCAGGGTTGGCACGAGCAGTATGAACCGGTCGCGGAAGTCCTGAGACTGGCAGCAGTGGAGACAGTGGCGCATTTCGATCCATCGCTGGATAATGCGGAGCGGTGGGAAAAGATTGGTATGGATATTGCCGATCAACGCGCCGCGCAGATCGTCGGCACTCCGCACCATGGGCATGAGACGAACGAGACGCCGGGATGGGCCATCAGCGACGACGTTCGGGATGAAGCGCACAAGGCCATCAATCAGGCGGTAAAAGAAAACTGGGATTACAAACGGCTGGCGGCGGCGCTGCTGGTCACCGGCGCATTTGATCCGCAACGCGCACAGACAATTTCCATCACAGAGGTAGGGCGTGTCGTGCGACTCGTGGCGGGTGCCATTGCCCGCGACGCCGGCATGAACCGGAAACGAAGAGTAACGGCAGGGGATGAAAAAGTTTGCCCTTATTGTCTCGCCGATGAGGATGTTGGATGGATTCCGATTGACGAAGAGTTTCCTTCTGGTTCGGATACTGATGTTCACCCGGATTGTCGATGTGACGTGGAATACGATTTTTTGGAGGTGCCCAGCCATGCGCGTAATTAAACTATCCGTTCTTCTCGCATTGCTGGCCATGCCTGTCTTCGCATCCGACCCATGCCCGGCCCTCACTCCAACCAACACGGCGCAGATCGTTGCGTGGCTCGTGCCAGTATTTACCAATTTGGGACTTACTGCAGTTCAGGCCACCAATGCCGTGAATGCACTCACACCGATTGCACAGCAATCCCTCTATTCTTCTACGCGCCTGTCCTGCATCTACTCCAATTTCTCGACCATTGGAATTCTGAGCAATGGCGTCATGTTGATAAACATATGTCTAGGAAATGGCATAGGATTTCCGGCCATGGGCATCACCAATTCCGCCGGGCCTTGGGAGATTATCGGATGCGTGAGCAACTGGCCGGCCTCAGCAACGCCGGGATTCGTGCTGCAACCACAGGCATCAACCAACGCATCCATCACCGTGACAACGCAGGTCGATAACGTTTCAGGAGCCGTCCAATGAGTATCCCAAAACCCGTCACCATAGAAAAATCTTTCGGCTGGTTCTTCAAATTCACCGGTACAACTGAGGACAACGGCGATGTCATCGTGGAGGGCTACGCTTCCACCGACAAACTGGACGATCAGGGGGACATCGTGACGCTGGATGCGATCAAGGATGCTCTTCCTGACTACATGAAATGGGCCAACCTCCGGGAGATGCACTCCAACATCGCCGCCGGCAAGGTTGAAGATGCCCATGTCGATGATAAGGGCCTATTTATAAGGGCGCGCGTGGTCAACCCGGACTCGAAAGACAAGGTTCTGAAAGGTGTACTGAAGGGATTCAGCATCGGTGGCCGCAAGGTATTGAAGGCCGGAAAAGAGATCATTCGGCTCGTGCTGAATGAGATTTCTCTCGTTGACCGGCCCGCCAATCCAGAGTGCGTTTTGTCCTTCGGAAAGGTTTCCGAGAATCCCGACGACGGATCGACTGAAATACAATTCGGAGATTTTCTGTTGACAATACGCAAGTCCGGTAGTAATTCTCCAACCAACAAGGATTTACCGTCAACCGGCGACAGACAGACAGCGCGAGCCGGGTGTGCAACCTGCGGAGCCGACCGAGAACATTGTGTTTGCGGTTCGGCTTCTTCTTTTCCCGAAAACCATCCCCCCAAGGAGACAGTTATGAAAGCTGATGCCGTTAAGAAATTGCAATCACAGATTGATGACCTCCGAAAGGCGGACGACCTGAGCGATTCCGATAAGACGTTACTTACGGAACTCGAAACGATTGCCAAGGGCATTGGCGGCAGAAAGGCTGATCCCGCGCCAAATGGCAACGGCGATCTAGCCGACGCCATCGTCAAGGCAATTCAGTCCGGCAATCGGCAGACCACGGAGCAGGGCGCAGCCAACGAACGCATTATCGCCGCCATCCAGGAAGTTCAAAAGAGCAGCGCGGTTTACGCCGGCAAGGCGGTCGATGGGGTCACCAAGGCCGCTGACTGCATGGAGATGGCCTGCAAGGAAATGGATGCCGCCGACGAGGAAGAGGGCGACGGCAAGGACGAGGAAAAACGCAAGAACGCCGCCAAGATGCGGAAGTCGGCAATGACCAAGATGCGCGATGCGTTCTCGAAGTTCTCCGCCGCATTCGGCAAATTGTCGCTCGCCAAGTCTTCCGGCGACACAATCGAATCCGAAGTCTCCGGCGAGGATTTCAAGAAACTGTCCGATGACTTCGACGGCATGGTCAAACGCCTGTCGCTGTTGACCAAGTTCATGCTGGAAATGCCGGATCGACCGCGCGAGGAAATCGTGTCCGAACTTTTGAAGAAGGAAGATGATTCCAAGGGCAACGGTCAGTTGACCAAGGTGCTCGCGGCGATGAATTAATTTTGCCTAACCAAGGAGAATACCGATTATGAAATCCCGATTCCAAACGATTGACGCCGGACTCGAAGCCCTGATTGCTTCCTCTGGAAATCTTCCCAAGGGCCGCGTGCCTCTCCGGGGTCGAGCCGACGACTCTACCATCCGCAAGATGAAGGACGATGAAGTAATGGCTCGCGTCTCCGAGGAATCCCATGGCCTCACCAAGGTTTCGGGTGACTTCTCGCAGAGCGCGCAAAGTGTTGTGGCCTCCGGGCTTCGTCTGGTTCGACAGAACGTGAACACCGCCCGCGCTTATCTGGAATTGCTGGATATGTTCCGGGCGTCCGATGGTGTAACAAAGGCATGGGGCATACCCACATCGCCTGTCACTGGCCCGGTCCAATACGATCTCGAAGCGCCGATGAAGCTCCTCTACCCGGTATTCAGCCCGATTCGTAACAGCACCCCGCGCGTCCCCGGCACCGGGACGGCTGCCAACTGGCGCGCCGTCGTGAGTATCAACGAAGGCGCAACCGGCGTGGGCATTTCGGAAGGCACACGAGGCGGAGCGATCAGTCAGCGCGATTTCGCCATGACGGCGGTATTCCGGTCAATCGGTTTGGAAAACTACGTCACGTTTGAAATGGACACGGCCTCGCAGGGCTATCAGGACGTGAAGGCCCTCGCCGTATTGCAGACCATCCAGGCGTTGACGTATTCGGAGGAGTTGCTGCTCATGGGCGGCATCGGTTTGCCCAGCGAACTCAATAACGGCAGCTTTGCTCTCGGCGCGCCGGCGGCAGCCACGCTGGCCACGACCAGTCCCGCTGGTACCGGTGGAACTCTCGGCAACGGCTCGACCTATTACCTAAAGGTTGTGGCCCTGAGCATGGATATGACTCGCATTGTCGATCCCACGGGAAACACCTCTCTGGCGACAACGGGCGGATCGCTCCTGAGCGCTGCCGGCACCGCGACCATTACGCGCCAGAATCTCGACGGCACCACGACCGTTTATAACAACGGTTGCAGCAAGGCGAGCGCCGCCAGTTCGTCCGGCACAAGCAGCACGGGCGGATACATTACCGCATCCTGCACGAGCATACCGAACGCCTATGCCTATTGCTGGTTTTTGGCCACAGCTTCAACCGGACAATATCAGTTCGCCGGTTACAGCAACCTAAATTCATGCGTGCTCGGCGCGCTGACCTATACGAATTTGGCATGGTTGCCCACGGATCTCGTGAACAACGACCGCAGCGCCAACATTCTCGTGTTCGACGGTATCTGGACGCAGGCGCTCGGGAGCCTGTCGGCATATATCAATCCGGCCAGCGTGCCCGGTGGCAACAACTTCTTCCAAGGAAACAATGTCTCGCAGTCCGGCACCTTCCCGGGCGGATACAGCGCCTCGCTCGACGGCGCCGTGATGACATCCGATGGCGCCGGTGGAATCACCACGTTCAACACCATGTTCTATACGCTCTGGACCAAATGGAAGTTCGGGCCACAGCGGTTCTACGTTTCCGCCGATGTTGGACAGGCGATCAAGAACCTGGTGGTTGCGAATGGCGGTGCTCCTCTGGTCCGCATGATTGAGGGTTATGAGGGTGGAGAAACCAATCGCATCGTGGGTGGATTCCAGATTCCGAAGCTCATCAATCCGTTCTTCGCGTTCCAGAGTTCCGTGGATATCATCGTGCACCCTTATCTACCTCCGGGTAATGCCCTGGGCTGGACCGAGACACTGCCCTACGCGATGAACAACGTCGGCAATCTGGCGCAGGTCCGCGCCCGCCGTGACTACTACGCTTTCCAATGGCCGATTCGCACCCGGCGCTATGAGAACGGCGTGTACTCGGAACAACTGGCGGAGGTCTATTTCCCGCCCGCGTTCCCGGCCATCAAGAACATCGCTACCTCGCCGGCCACGACAGCCGAGCCTGTGATTACCATGGGCACCCAAACCAACGTGCAATAAGCGCAAGTGTGAATGAATGGCATCGCTGCTTGTAAATCCGAACGATATTCGGTCGCTTTTGGCGGGGACGATATCCGGCGACACCGTTGACACACAAGTCAATCTACTCGCTGGATACGTCTCTGACCTTGCGCGTACATACTGCGGGCAGCAATTCCTTCAGGGGACATACCAAGAGCAATATCGAGGCAACGGTGGGGTTGCGCTGGTCATCAACCAGCAACCAATCACGGCGGTCACATACCTGTCCGTCAACAACTGCTCCATTGCGGCATGTCCACAGGACGCGAATGGAGCCTATCTGGTCAATTCTTGCGGGTATGGTTTCAGCGGTTCGGAACTGTTCCTATATGGCGGTCAAACATTCTGCCGATCAGACCGTCCCAATGTGTTCGTGAATTATACGGCGGGATATGCGACGGTGGACAATCTTCCGAGGGATTTGTACGTGGCTCTTGTATCGGAGGCGGTATGGATTTACTCGGAACTGAAGCGACTTGGGAAACTCACCGACCGATTCACCGAGGCGGGCACTGAGCAATACAAGATCGTGGACATATCGCCCAAGTGCAGGCAGACGCTTGACCACTATACGACATGGAGTTTGAACACCTGACATGCAGGCCACCTATCCTATCAAGCAGACGATTGCGGTCGGTCTCAAGCAACTTGTGCAGGGCACCGGACAATTCAAGACAGTGTCTCGCGGATGGCCAAGCCCGTCTATTCTTGGTGCAGTGGATTTACCATCGGCATTCATTCTCACGGCGGATGACGCCCTGAAGTTTGATCAGATTCAGGATGTGGCCGAACATGCCGGGCACTACGGAATTTTGTTGATATACGCCAAGCCAGACAGCGCCCAGACGATTGCCGATCTGGAATCCTTGGAGGACAACCTGCTCATCGGGGAGGCGCTCGTGAAGGCGGCGGTGAACGAGCAGCAGCCCGGTGGCAGTCAGTTGGCCCGGTGGTATGCCACCAAGACACCTACCGAATGGGCGGCAATATCGCGTGGTTCCATCATGCCGTGTTTCACAGTCCTTTGGGAGGAAAGCCTGATCGATCCGTCGCAATCGGCAGATGAGGGGGACAACTAGGCCATGCCCAATATCGACACCCTACGCGAATCCGTTCACGCCCAGATGACGCGTATGGTGCGTGAGATGGCCGATGCAATCAAGTTTGATTGCCGGGGCATGATTGAGGCAGGCGAACAACTTACCACACCGGAAATGGTTGGAAGCCCGGTCATGCCGGCCATACCACTCGCCCCATCAACGATCCGTCGCAAGGAAAAGATTGGGGCTATCTCGCCGAGCACCCCAAGGCTTCGCTTCGGGGAGTTGGAAGAATCGATTATGAGCGGGTCGCTTGGAGAGGATTCGGCGTTCGTGGCCATCGAAGGAGATGAGCTGGTGGCGCACTTTCAGCAATTCGGTACTTCACGGATGCCAGCAGCGCGTCCGTTCTTCGGAGTGAGCGCGGAAGCCAAGGCTGAATGCGATGCGATACAGGCGAGGACACAGGAACGAATCAACGTGGAATTTCGGGAGATGAATTTGCAACCCGTGAACATCAACGTGAACATTTGGATTGGCTGGTAGGCAGCTTGGAATGAGACATGGCCGCACAACTAGGAGAATGACAGTGAATCGAATTCTTAAATCTATTGCCGTTGGATGCTCGGTTGCGATGTTGGCCATTTCGTCTTTTGGACAGACCACCAGCTATAGTCTCAGTGAGTCCTACAGCACGAACGGCGCGCAGGTGACGCTCTCCAGCACGTTCTCGCAGGTGTCCAGCAACGCGAACGTCAATCTTCAGAACTTCAATTTCGCCGGAGCAACGGATACGGTCTATGGGGTAAACCCGGTAATCAACGGTGGTCAACTGCATATCGACAACACGACTTCCGCCAACAGCACGAGCCAGTTTTTGTTTGGAAACGCAGCCTATGCGAACACTACTAATTATCCGAACATGCTCAGGCCGGGAGAAAGCTACCAAGGAAGATTTCAAACAGACCCCTCTGGAAACCTTCACGGCGTAAGCTCGAATGGCACGCAGACGGTCAGGATATTTTGGGTGCCGAACTAATCACAACGGAGGAATTCTACCATGCCAGCCCCATCAGGATTCATTATAGGAATCAAGACATTCACCTACAATTCGCAGACCTATACCGGCATCGTCCGGGTGGATTTCCGCGACGGGACGACACTCAGCGGCGAGGGCTATGATGATGACACGTCCGACACGGAGGTATGGAGCGGTCCGCATCGGGGCAATGGCACCGTTCATCTTCGGGACCCGGCAACGGCACAGGCCCTCAAGGGAACTGGGGCCGATACCACTTCGGTCACCCTAATCGTTGTTGGACACAACCGAAACGGTGCAACCAACTCGACCCACACATTTACCAGCGTAGTATTTGCTCAACCCGGCGGAGACGTACCGGGCGGCGCGATGGCTCCCGAATCCATCTCGGTCAACTTCCGGTATGGCGATTTGACCATCACACAGGCCGGATAACATTCAACGGAGAATTCTCATGCCAGATGAAACACCAAAGCAGGATGCGAATAAGCCCGAGCAGTCCAAGCACCCGATCTCCCAATTCTCCGAAGGCGAAGAGTTGGAAATCAACGGTGTTCGGTTCAAGGTTCATGCGATCAAGGGCTACCGTCTCTACTTGGATTTCCTGCCCTCAAAATAGGCCATCATCATGCCCGAAGCGCGATACGAGCAGGTGCCATTGTCCACCGGCAAGACCGTACAGGTGCGGGTCATCACCCTGCATCCACAGGACGACGAGATCAAACGCCTTCAGGAATGCATTGCCCGTATCCAGGGATATTGCGCCAGCCAGCAATGCGCGTTACAGGGCATACCGGTTGATGTCCCGGCCAAAGGCCAGCCCGATCAACCCCCGGTTCTTTCATCATTGTCCGCCGATCAGGTCATCAAAACGATTGATACACTTGCCGAATTGAGAAAACGGTCGGATGTTCATCGACGGGAGTTGCTCAAACTACTTCTCACGGGTAAGATGGGCGAGGATGATGCCAAGGAGGTCATCGAACAATGCAACCGGAACGATCACGATCTGATAATGCTGGCGGCAACGGAGCCGCACTTGCTGCCGGGCGTATTGAAGCGGTTATCATCGAAGCCGCCTGCCGAATCGCCGACCTCCGCCGAGCATCCTGCCGTTTCGTCCTAGCCGAAAAGGGCATTGTTGGAGATGCGCTGTTCGGAGTCACCGAGCGCGATGCCGGTCCACTCTTTCAGTCAGACCGCGAATCGCTTCTTTCCGACTGGCAACTCCAAATAGACACGGCCACCTGCGACATCAGCGAGGAGAGCCTGAGACAAGGGATGGATTCCTATGCCTGACATGAACATCAACATCGGCAGTACGTTTGACGACTCTGGTTTCAAGGCCAGAGAAGCTGCTGACAAGAAATGGCTCCAAGATCAATTAGAAAATTGGAGGGCAACCGATCAGGCACGGGCTTACTCTGACGCGCTTGAAGCCAGAAGTACCGATCAAAGGATGGCGGACAGAGAGCTTCTGAGATCACAGGCCAGACAAGACTTGGATATGGCCAAGGCAATCGAGGCGGAGAGACGGAGCGCGGCACACTTTGGGTCATACGGTTCCGCCACAGCCACGGAAGAAGAGTTGAGGATGGGAGCGGCTAGGGCGCTAGGGATGGGCGAACTTGGCTCCAAAGAAGAGGCGTTACAGCGACGCGCCGAAGAAA